TTGATAGTGATACGATGACGGGTGAGACAAGTGACACCTCGATAAACTCTGGTGAGAGTATCAAAGCATATATTGATAGTAGAAGAACAGAGACACTCACACTCACAAACAAGACCATAGACCTAGACGCCAATACCATAACAGGTACATTAGCAGAATTTAACACAGCATTACAGGACGATAGTTTTGTCTCATTGACTGGCACAGAGGCATTATCAAACAAGACACTAAACACGCCTACCATCGCACAGATAAATCAGGCTGCGGGTGACTTCACACTCGACACAGGTGGTGATATCATACTTGACGCTGATGGTGCGGACATCATACTCAAAGATGGTGGCACGGAGTTTGGTAGATTAACGAACAACTCTGGCGAATTACGAATTGCCTCAGGTAGTTCATCGACAACAAATATCACCATGTCAGGTGCGAATACCACAATCGCTGGTAATCTTACCGTGGCAGGTACAACGACATTCACTGGTGGTTCCATATCACTAGGTGACGCCGCAACAGACACGGTCGCTTTCACAGGTACGATAACAGGTAGTTTAGTATTCGAGGGTGGCACAGCAGACAGTTTTGAAACGACACTAACACCAGGTAACCCATCAAGTGATATCACAGTATCATTACCAACGACTGGTGGTACATTACCAGTAACAGCGATGGTATCTGGTGACGCTACAATGTCAACAGGTGGTGTGTTAACTTTCGCAACAGTAAATAGTAACGTAGGGTCATTTGGTTCTACGACAACGATACCAGTTGTAACAGTAAACGCTAAAGGTTTAGTCACGGCTGCGAGTACGGCTTCTATCACAACGGCATTAACAGTTGCCGCGGATAGTGGTTCGAACGATAGTGTCGCATTGGCGAATGATACACTCACATTCACTGGTGGCACGAACATCAACACGGCAGTATCAGACAATGCTATCACAGTTAACCTAGACGCAAGTCCAAGTATCACAAACTTAACACTAGGTGGCACAATAACTTTCGAGGGCAGTACCGCAGATAGTTTTGAAACAACTCTAACAGTATCAGACCCAGACGCTGACCGTACTATTACATTACCAAATGCGACAGACACATTAGTTGGTAAAGCAACAACTGATACACTCACAAATAAGAGTATAGATTTAGGCAACAACACACTCACTGGTTCTCTAGCAGAATTTAATAGTGCCTTACAATCAGAGAGTTTTGCCTCATTGACTGGTAGTGAGACACTAACGAACAAACAACTTACAACTCCAGTCATCGCACACATAGACGGTACTGGTGGCATAGAGTTAGACGCTGTACAAGATATCACATTAGACGCAGGCGGTGGTGACGTTTTCTTAAAAGATGACGGTACAACTTTTGGTAGTCTAACAAATACATCTGGTAATTTAATTGTTAAATCAGGCACGACAACCGCATTAACATTTAGTGGTGCGAATTTAACTGCCGCAGGTGATTTAACAGTTGCGGGTACTCTCACAGTTCAAGGTTCCACAACCACAGTAGATAGTACGACAATCAATATTCAGAATGCCTTTGTATTCGAAGGGGCGACAGCAGATAGTTTTGAGACAACATTAACAACGGTAGATCCAACAGCAGATAGAACATTATCATTACCAAATGCTACGGACACATTAGTGGGTAAAGCGACCACTGATACATTAACAAACAAGACTTTAACGACACCTGTAATTGCTGAGATTGATAGTAATAGTTCTATCACACTAGACGCGGCAACAGATATTATCTTAGACGCAGGTGAACAGGACATTATTTTAAAAGACGATGGCACGGAGTTTGGACGATTTAGTAATTCAAGTGGACAACTTGTAATCAAATCAAGTTCAAGTTCTACTGCCGCTCTTACAATGTCAGGAGCGAACGTACAAGTAGAAGGTAACCTAACAGTAGTTGGTACATCATCAACGACAGGTTCAACGATAACACTTGGTAACGCGGCAACTGACACTATCGCATTGACTGGTACGATTACAGGTAATCTTGTATTCGAAGGCTCTACTGACGACAGTTTTGAAACAACGCTTTCACCAGGTAATCCATCAAGTGATATTACGCTTTCATTACCGTCGAGTGGAAGTGATACTCTTGTTGGCAAAGCAACAACTGACACACTAACGAATAAGACATTAACGACACCAGTTATCGCTTCATTAAAACCAAATGGTTCTACGACACTCACAATGCCTACGGCAACGGACACACTTGTAGGTAAAGCCACTACTGACACACTAACGAATAAGTCAATTGATTTAGATGGTAATACTATCTCTGGTACACTAGCAGAATTTAACACAGCATTACAGGACGATAGTTTTGTCTCATTGACTGGTAGTGAAACACTAACGAACAAAGTTTTAACAAGTCCTACAATCAATAGTGGAACACTTGCCACACCTACTATAACAGGCAACACATCAACCACTGGTAATATTATCTTTGAGGGTTCTACTGCGGATTCTTTTGAGACCACATTGACGGTAACAGATCCAACAGCAGATAGGACAATCACGTTACCAAATGCTTCTGATACATTAGTTGGTAAGGCGACAACAGACACACTAACGAATAAGTCAATTGATTTAGATAGTAACACCATTTCTGGTAGTCTATCTGAATTTAACACGGCACTACAAGGTGATAGTTTCGTTTCATTAACTGGTTCAGAAACTTTAACCAATAAAGTTTTAACCAGTCCAACTATCAATAGTCCAACTATCAATAGCCCAACAATTATCTTTGAGGGAAGTACATCAGATAGTTTTGAAACAACTTTAGCGGTAACAGACCCAACAGCAGATAGAACTATTACTCTACCAAATGCCACAGATACATTAGTTGGTAAGGCAACGACAGACACATTGACGAACAAGACATTGACGAGTCCTCTTGTCTCTGGTCTATCACTCACAGATAGTAGTATCGTATTCGAGGGTAGTTCATCGAACAGTTTTGAAACGACTTTAACAGTTACGAACCCTACAGCAGATAGGACAATCACACTACAAGATGGTAGTGGCACATTGGCATTCTTAACAGACGTTACAGGTGGTGGTGCGGCAGGTTCATTTACGACACTTGCGACTACGGGTAACGTAACACTAGGTGACGCAAGTTCAGACAACGTTGTATTCAACGCAAGGGTCAATAGTCACATACTACCTGCGGCAAACGATACATACGACCTTGGTTCTGATGCTCTCAGATGGAGGACATTATTCGTAAGTGCGAGTACGATTGACCTAGGTGGTGCGACAATCAGTTCAGACGCCTCTGGTAGTATTTCCATATCTGCCTCTGGTGCGACATTACCTGTTGGATCTAAGGTTGGAACCCAGGCAATTGCGAAGGCAGACGAGGCTACAGGTAAGGCGATACGTGAGGTTGATTTCTTTAAGAAGGGCAATCTTAGTACGGCAAACGCAACATTTACCTTTGCGGCATCTGGAAATAACAACTATACGTTTAGAAATTTCACAAAAGCAAACGGCACGGCATTAACGACACAGGAAGAAACAATCTTCTTGTTTTAAACTAAAAGGATATAAATAGTAGTATGACAGATAAAGTTCCAATTCGTACGGTCTTCGACAGTAGTGGTAACGCTACTGGGTTAGCAGAGTTTCAATCAGGTGAGACGGTAGGTCATATCCATGGTGGTACAGGGTTATCATCATTAGGTAATGCGGGTCAAGTATTAAGAGTAAATGGGGCAGGTAATGCCATAGAATTTGGTGATGGATTTTCAACATCATCTGGTGACATTACATTAGATAGTGCGGCAGACATCATACTGGACGCTGATGGGGCAGACATCATCTTAAAAGATGGTGGCACAGAATTTGGTAGATTTGTCAATAACTCTGGCGAGTTAAGAATTTCAAGTGGTAGTTCAACGACAACGAACATAACCATGTCTGGTGCGAATACGACAATCGCAGGTAACTTAACAGTAACTGGCACAACTGAGGGTGATGGTAATATCATAATTGGTGACGCCAATACTGATACTGTTACTTTCAATGGTACGATTTCAGGTAACTTAGTATTTGAAGGTTCGACTGGTGATAGTTTTGAGACAACTCTGGCACCAGGTAACCCTAGTTCAGACATAACTCTAACTTTACCAAGTAGTGCGTCAGACACTCTAGTAGGTAAAGCGACAACAGACACATTAACGAACAAGACTTTAACAACACCTATCATAGCAGAGATAGATAGTGGTTCTACGATTACACTTGACGCAACTACGGACATCGTTTTAGACGCTGATGGTGGCGATGTATTCTTAAAAGACGCAGGTACAACTTACGGGTCATTAACAAATACATCTGGTAATCTAATAATCAAATCAGGCACGACAACGGCATTAACATTTAGTGGGGCAAACATAACTGCCGCAGGTAATGTTGGTGTAGATGGTAACCTAACAGTAACTGGTACGACTACATTTAACGGTGGCACAATCACAATAGGTGACGCGGCAACTGATACTGTAGCCTTCAATGGTACTATATCAACAAACTTAATATTTGAGGGATCAACTGGAGATAGTTTTGAGACAACTCTAGCGCCAGGTAATCCAAGTGCTGATATCACATTGACGCTACCAAGTTCTGGTAGTGATACATTAGTTGGTAAGGCAACAACAGACACACTAACGAATAAATCAATAGACTTGGCAAACAACACAATAACAGGTTCTCTGGCAGAATTTAATAGTGCGTTACAATCTGAAAGTTTTGTTTCATTAACTGGTTCAGAGACATTAACGAACAAAACACTAACGAGTCCAACGATAAACAGTGGAACACTTGCGACACCATCGATAACAGGTAATGCTACCACGACTGGTAATATCATCTTTGAGGGTAGTACGGCAGACAGTTTTGAGACAACCTTAACGGTAGAAGATCCAACTGCTGATAGAACGATAACATTACCAAACTCAACTGGTACACTTGCGACAACAACTGATGTATTTTTTGGTAACTCAACAACCACAACACACCCTGCCGCAGGTGGTAACTTCGATATGGCACAGAGTGAGACACCATTTGAAAGTGTCACAGACGCATTTGCCGTGGCAAGTGGTACAGTATATGACCAGATGGATCCACGAGGTTCAAGTGTGTCCGTAGATTTAGGTAGTGTCGCATAACAAAACATTATAAATAGAAGAAGAACAATAGGAGAATATTACAATGCCAACAGCGTTACAATTTAGAAGGGGTACTACCTCTCAAAACAACTCATTTACGGGTGCTGTAGGGGAAATTAGTGTAGATACCACACTAGATACGTTGCGAATCCATGACGGATCCGCTGCTGGTGGTTTTGAAATTACTTCCAATGCTGCCGCACAGACTTTAACAAACAAGACTTTAACGACACCAGTTATTGCTGAGATTGATAGTGGATCTACTATCACACTTGACGCAACTACGGATATCGTTTTAGACGCTGACGGTGGAGATATATTCTTCAAAGATGGCGGTACAACTTTTGGTAGTGCCACAAATAGTTCTGGTAACTTAATTATCAAGTCAGGCACAACTACTGCCGCAACCTTCTCAGGTGCCAATGTAACTTTCGCAGGGACTGTAGGTTCTGGTGCGATTACATCTTCATCAACAGTAACGGCAACTCAAGGTATATTCTCTAACGCAAGTCCGTTGATATTCGAGGGTAACACAGCAGACAGTTTCGAAACAACTATCGCTGTAACTGACCCAACGGCAGATAGAACACTCACTCTACCAAATGCTACTGACACATTAGTAGGTAGAGCAACAACAGACACATTAACAAACAAGACACTAACGACACCAATTATCGCTGAAATCGACAACGCTGGCTCTATAACATTAGACGCTGGGGCAGATATCGTATTAGACGCTGACGGTGCGGACGTTGTATTAAAAGATGGCGGCACCACATACGGTGCGTTGAATAACAATGGTGGTGAATTAAGAATCCAATCAGGTTCTTCACCAACTACTGCTATCACAATGTCAGGTGCGAATGTTACCATCGCAGGTAACTTAACAGTTTCTGGTTCAACTACAACAATTGATTCCTCAACTGTCTCAGTAACTAACTCTTTCACTTTTGAGGGTGCTACTGCGGACTCATTTGAGACAACTCTTGCGGTAGAAGATCCAACAGCAGACAGAACGGTAACTATACCAAACGCAACTACACAGTTAGTTGGTAGAGATACAACTGATACTCTAACAAATAAAACATTGACAACTCCAGTAATTGCGGAGATTGATTCAGGAGCGGATATAACATTAGACGCAACAACAGACATTATACTAGACGCTGACGGTGATAATATCACTATGAAGGCGGGTGGTACAACCGTCTTAGACTTTGTTTTAAATGGGGCAACTGACGTAACGTTAGACGCACCAGGAGATATTAAGATTGACGCTGACGGTGGTGACATACTATTACAAGATGGTGGTTCACAATTCGCTTCATTAACAAACAATTCAAATAACCTGATTGTAAAATCTGGCACGACTACGGCGGCAACATTTGATGGTGCCAACGTAACTTTCGCAGGAACTATTGGTTCTGGTGCGATAACTTCATCATCTACAGTAACGGCAACAGGATTAATCAACAGTGGTTCAATCGTATTCGAAGGTTCTACTGCGGATTCATTTGAGACAACATTAGGTGTTATTGATCCAACAGCAGATAGAACAGTTAACATCGCAAACGTGGCAGGTACATTACAACCATTCGCGGTTGCTTCGACAGACCAAATTACGGCTACACCAGCAGAGATTAACTTAATTGATGGTGATACCGCTAGAGGTACTGACGCTCTGGCAGATGGTGATGGTATCTTAATCAACGATGCTGGCACGATGAAGATGACAACTGTAGAGACAGTTAAGACTTATATGCAAGGTGGTATATCTCTGGCATATGATGACTTCACAGTTGGTGACGCGGCAGTAAATGTAACTACAAGTGCTGGTGATATCACAATAGACGCACAGGGTGATGATACAGATATCATATTCAAAGGAACAGATGGTGGGGTAGATACGACCTTCTTAACGATAGATGGTAGTGCGGCTGGGGCTGCGACATTCAATGACGCTGTAACGGCAACTTCATTCACATCTACAGGTGCTTCGACATTTGACGGTGTCAATATCACGGAAGATGGTACAATCGTATTCGAGGGTGCTTCAAATAACTCTTTTGAAACAACTCTAACAGTAACAGATCCAACGGCAGATAGAACGATAACATTCCCTAACGAGACATTTAAAGTGGCTTCTTATGCGAATAAGGCAACATTAGATGGAAATGGTAGTGCGACTACGGTTTCAGTTGCGGCAGGATATGATGTTGACCAGTTCTTTGTGACGATTAACGGTGTAATGCAAGAACCAACAGAGGATTTCACATACTCTGGTTCGACCATCACACTAGACGCGGCACCTGCTTCTGGCGATAGGGTAGTAGTTAGATATTAAAACCATTATAAATAGTCTCATAAGGACTATAACATGGCACAGAATAACCCGATTACTACAAGAGAGACCCTTAAACAATATTGCCTCAGAGCATTAGGCAAACCAGTCATTGAGATTAACGTTGAAGATGACCAGGTAGAGGACCGTATTGACGAGGCGTTACAATATTTCGCACAGTATCACTATGATGGTACAGAGAGAATGTACCTCAAGTATCAAGTCTCAGCGGACGATAAGACTAGAGCGAGGACGAACGAGACCCTCTCAACTGTAACAGACACAGCAGACAGCACGGTTACGGCTTCATTTAAAGAAGGTAAGAATTATATTCCTATGCCCTCAAACGTAATGTCCGTTATCCAAGTATACCCATTCTCAGACAGAGCCGCATTGAATTTATTTGATGTGAGATATCAACTGAGATTGAATGACCTATACGACTTCTCATCTACATCTATAATACACTACGATATGACGTTGAGACATTTAGATATGTTAGACCACATATTGGTTGGTGAGAAACCTGTCAGATACAACATGCACAAGAACAGATTATACATCGACATGGATTGGGATAATGATGTTGACGCAGGTGATTTCTTAATCATAGAGTGTTATAGAAAACTAGATGGTTCAACTTTCACGGACGTATTTGACGATATCTTTTTAAAGAAATACCTCATACAATTAATTAAGAGACAATGGGGTGCTAACTTAATCAAGTTTCAAGGTGTTGCGATGTTGGGTGGTGTTCAACTTAATGGCGAACAACTATACACACAGGCACAGGAAGAAATAACGAAGTTAGAAGAACAGATACAATTATCTTACGAGTTACCACCGCAATACATGATAGGTTAATATGAGAAGTACATACTTCGCACATGGGACCAGGGCAGAGAAAAATCTTTACGAAGATTTAATTATAGAACAACTCAAAATATATGGACATGATGTTCATTATATGCCAAGAGAAAATCTATATACTGACGGTGTCCTAGGTAATACAACTGATAAGTTTACTGACGAGTACATGATTGAGATGTACGTTGAAGAAGTAAATGGTTTTGCTGGTCAGGGAGACCTGATTGGTAAGTTTGGTTTAGATATGCGAGACGAACTAACCTTCGTTGTTGCGAGACGTACTTTTGAATTACTGGTTGACCAACCATCAAACACACTTACATTTAATAGACCAAAAGAGGGTGATGTTATATACATGCCTCTCTTTAAAAAGTTTTGGCAAGTTGACTTCGTTGAAGACGAGGATCCAATGTATCAGATTTCTGACTTGCCTATCTTCAAACTAAAATGTTCTACATGGGATTACAGTTCAGAGAGTGTTGAGACTGGATTAACAGAGATAGATGAGAAACTTGATAACGTCACATTAGACTTATTAGAAAATCAAATCACTCTGGAATCTGGCACGACAAGTTCTGGTTCCCTATTATCAGAAAATATCGCTGGCGATGTATCTGCTCTCCTATCAGAGGCAGGTGATACAATCGTTGATGAGACGGACGCTGATAATATCATCTTGGAAGATGACCCTAATTTCGTTGAATATATAATACTTGAGGATAATCTAACAAGTAACTTGGCTTCAGATAGTGTCGATAGTGATAACTTGGCATTTGACACGGCGGCAGGGTTAGATGACTTTGATACTGAGAACGATATATTTGATTTCACAGAAAACAACCCATTTGGAGACCCAAGGAGTAAATAATGTTTAAAGATGCACAATACCATGAGTTGATAAGAAAGACGGTCGTTGCCTTTGGCACACTATTTAACGATATGTACGTCTATCGTAAGAACTCAACTGGTAAGACGATACAAAAGATGAAAGTACCACTAGCGTACGGACCAAAACAAAAATTTTTAGTTAGACTAGACCAAGATAGTACGAGGGGTGCGGATAACGTAAAGACGACCGCATTGACTTTACCACGTGTTGGTTTTGAGATGACCACACTCACATATGACGCACCAAGAAAGTTAAACAGGATACAAAAGTTTAAGAAGGTGAAAGGGGCAGACGCTAAGTCACTACAACATAGTTACATGCCTGTACCATACAATGTAGGTTTCAGTCTATTCGCTATGGCGAAGAATAGTGAGGATGCCTTACAGATTGTCGAACAGATACTACCAATGTTTCAACCAGACTATACGATTAGTCTAAACGTACTACCAACAATGGAGATTGTGAGAGATGTACCAATCGTATTGAATGATGTATCATATGAAGATACCTATGATGGTAACTTCACAGAGAGACGAGTTATCATGTACACGATGAATTTCACAGCGAAGATGTATCTATATGGACCTGTGACTTCTCAGAAAATCATTAAGAGAGTTCAAGTGGATCAATACACAGATACACCTGTTAACTCACCTAAGAGAGAACAGAGACTTGTGGTTACACCAAATCCTACGACGGCAGACGCTGACGATAACTTTGGTTTCAATGAAGAACACTCTTTCTTCCAGGACGCTGACGAATACGATCCAGTTTCTGGCACAGATAAAGATTCCTAATGAAAAAAGTTGAGGATAAACTCAACGAGATTTTAGACATAACACCTAAAGTTGAAGTTGAGGAGAAAACACCAGCGATACCTCGCCCTAAAGAACAAGAGGATATAATGAACGACTACAAGTATAGTCGGGAGAATTTATATAATCTAGTAGAGCGAGGGCAGGATGCCCTAGATGGTATTTTACAACTTGCGAAAGAGACTGAACACCCACGAACATATGAGGTCGCAGGACAACTTATAAAGACGGTGAGTGAGGTATCAGAAAAATTATTACAACAACAAGAGAAGATGAAGAAGTTGGGTGAGGAGACACAGAAAGGACCTAGTAAAGTAGAGAACAACCTATTCGTTGGTTCTACCGCTGAGTTACAAAAACTGATAAAGAAAAATGGAAAATAAAACTTATTTGGGTAACCCTAACCTGAAGGCCGCAAACCAGAAGGTTAAGTTCACAAAGAAACAGGTCGAAGAATTTATAAAGTGCCAAGAGAATCCTGTTTACTTTATTACTAACTATATTCAGATAGTCACGCTAGACCATGGTCTACAGAAATTTAAGATGTATAACTTCCAGAAAGAGATGGTTGATACATTCCACGATAATCGTTTCTCTATCTGTAAGTTACCAAGACAGACTGGTAAATCTACAACGATAATATCTTACCTATTACACTACGCCATATTCAATGCGAATGTGAATATCGCCATACTTGCGAACAAGGCTGCTATCGCCAGGGATCTACTAGGTCGATTACAATTGGCATATGAGAATTTACCAAAGTGGTTACAACAGGGTGTCATTAACTGGAACAAGGGTAGTTTAGAGTTGGAGAATGGTAGTAGAATACTTGCCGCGGCAACATCATCGAGTGCTGTGCGTGGTGGTTCTTACAACGTCATATTCTTGGACGAGTTTGCCTATGTCCCTAATAATATCGCTGAACAGTTTTTCAGTTCAGTTTATCCTACGATATCTTCTGGTAAATCATCGAAGGTGATGATAGTATCAACGCCACATGGTATGAACATGTTCTACAAGTTATGGAATGACGCACAGAATAAACGTAACAGTTATGTGCCAATCGAGGTTCACTGGTCAGAGGTGCCAGGCAGAGATGAGAAGTGGAAGGCGGAGACGATACGAAACACGAGTGAACAACAGTTTCGAACGGAGTTTGATTGTGAGTTCCTAGGTAGTGTAGATACCCTCATAAATTCATCGAAATTAAGAGTATTAACGCACAACCAAGCGATACAAAGTAATGCTGGGCTGGATATATACGAAATGCCCATAAAAGGTCACAGGTACGTGATTACCGTCGATGTGGCACGTGGTACGGTCAACGATTATAGTGCCTTCGTCATCACAGACGCAACACAGATACCATACAAGGTGATAGGCAAGTTCAGAGATAATGAGATACGACCAATGTTATTCCCACAGATTATCCACAAGGTTGCGATGAGTTACAACACGGCAGAGATATTGGTGGAGGTCAACGATATTGGTGGTCAGGTGGCAGATACGTTACAGTTCGATTTAGAATACGATAACCTCATCATGGTCAATCAACGAGGTCGTAGTGGTCAGATTGCGGGAACAGGTTTCAGTGGCAAACAATCTCAACTAGGGTTGAGAACCACGAAAGCGACAAAGAAGATTGGGTGTTCTAACTTAAAGACGATGATAGAGACAGACAAGTACCTGATCCATGACTTTGATATCATCGCTGAGTTATCGACATATGTGGCGAAGGGCAAGGAGAAGTTCGAGGCTGAGGAGGGTTCTACTGACGATTTAGTCACCTGTCTGGTGATGTTCGCATGGTTATCTAACCAGACATACTTCAAAGAATTAACTGACCAAGATATACGGGCACGATTGGTAGATGAACAATCACACCTCATGGAACAGGACATGGCGCCATTTGGGTTCGTGGATAATGGTATAGATGGTCCAGAGACAGAGAGTTATACAGATCCATACGGTCAAGTGTGGAACCCAGTAGTCAGAGACGGAAAATAACGATTTACTAAATAGTAGTAAGAAACATTTTAATTTTAAAATTAGGAGAAAACAAGATGGCTTTTTTAGTATCACCAGGTGTGAACGTAACTGAAAAGGATCTCACAAATGTAATCCCGGCAGTATCAACTTCGATTGGTGCTATTGGTGTTATTGCTGAGAAAGGGCCAATGGACGAGGTAGTTCTTATCTCTAGTGAAGACGAATACGTGGAAATTTTTGGGAAACCAACTGCCGCGAATTTCGAATATTTTTTTAGTGCGACCAACTTTTTACAATACGGTAATGCCTTAAAGGTAGTGAGAGCAACAACTGGCAACCTAAATGCGACTTCAAGTGGCACCGGGTTACAGATTAAGAATACAACTCATTACTTAAATAACTATGCCGGCGGTGCGGCTTCTAACGGCTCTTGGGGAGCAAGGGAAGCAGGGACTCTAGGCAACAATCTAAAAGTATCTATGTGTACAAACTCTACGGCATTTGGCCCGGACTTAGGTGGCGGTATACTCGTTGACGAAAGTTCTGGTAAGGCAGTAGGATCAACAACTGTTACAGTTGATGACGGTACACAGTTCCAAGTAGGAGATATAATTGAATTTGGAGACGCAAGTGCTATACCTGCTACAGCGGGCGCACCTTCTGGATTCTATTATAAGATAACTGGAATATCAACAAATGTTTTAACAATCAAAAGATTTGATTCCTCAACGGGTGTCACATCTGATGGTGGTCTGAGACACGCATTAGTTGATGACGCAAAAGTGAGAAGATATTGGGAATATTATTTCAACTTCTCTCAAGCGCCTTCAACTACTGATGACGTTTCAAACGCAGGTGGTTCATTAGATGAATTACACATCGCGGTTGTTGACGAAGATGGTGGTATTACAGGTACTGCTGGTACAATATTAGAAACACATGAAGGACTATCTCAGGCTTCTGACGCTAAGTCAGCGCAGGGTGGATCAATATACTATGTTGATTACCTATATGAGAATAGTAAATACATCTATTGGTTAGACCATGAGAGTACACTGGCAAATGCGGGTTCAGCAAAACTTGGACAAACTTTTGACCAACAGGGTACGGCAGACCAGACTATCTTTAATTCTAGTCTATCTGGTGGAACAACTGATAACGAACCAACTCTTGGCGAGATGGCATTGGCATATGATAAATTTAGCGATGCTGAAACGGAAGAGGTAAACTTACTTATAGGCGGACCATCTCAAGGTGGTGGTGCTACTGCGGCTGATGCTACAGGAGACACACACGCAACAAAGGTAATTGATATCGCTGAAGGACGTAAAGATTGTGTGGCATTTATTTCACCTGCGAGAGCAGACGTTGTAAATGTGGCAAATGAAATCGTTGCGACTTCTAATGTCAAGGCTTTTGCTGATGGTCTAGCAAGTTCATCATACGCTGTCATCGACAGTGGTTATAAGTACATGTACGACAAATACAATGACGTATATAGATTTGTGCCACTATGTGGTGATATCGCTGGATTATGTGCGAGAACAGACAACGTAGCGGACCCATTCTTCTCACCTGCTGGTTTCAGTAGAGGGCAGATTAGAGGTGCGGTTAAGTTGGCATTCGACCCTAACCAAACTCAGCGTGACGAACTATATAAAGCAAGAGTAAACCCAGTAGTTACATTCCCTGGACAAGGCACCGTCTTGTTTGGTGATAAGACTGCTCAGGCAAAACCTAGTGCTTTCGATAGAATTAACGTAAGACGTTTATTCTTGGTCCTAGAGAAAGCAGTATCTACGGCTGCTAAATTCCAACTCTTTGAGTTCAATGATGAGTTCACAAGAGCACAATTTAGAAACCTAGTAGAACCTTTCCTAAGGGACATCCAAGGTAGAAGAGGTATCACAGACTTTTCAGTAGTGTGTGATGAAACAAACAACACGGGTGAAATCATTGATAGAAACGAATTTGTGGCTGACATTTTTGTCAAACCAAATCGTTCAATCAACTTCATCAAACTAAACTTCATCGCTACAAGAACTGGCGTTGCGTTTAGTGAAGTGGCAGGGGCATAGGAGTAGACAATGGCAAACGTATCAGACTTTATTTCTAAACTTAAAGGTGGTGGAGCAAGACAAAACCAGTTTAAAGTAACAATGCCTTTCCCAGGTTACGCGGCAGTAGGTGGCGAGACAGAGAGCATGGCTTTCTTATGTACGGCAACAAACCTACCGTCAAGTGAGATTGGGGAATTAACTGTAAACTTCCGTGGTAGACCAATTTATATGGCAGGTGATAGAACGTTCCAAACTTGGACAACTACTATCATCAACGATACTGATTTCGCAATCAAAAATGCTATAGAGAGATGGTCAAATGGTATTAACAACCATTCAGATAACGAAGGACTTGCGAATCCTGTCGACTATCAAGTTGACGCTTTCGTTGACCACCTAGATAGAAACGGTAACACTATTAAGAGTTATACTTTTAGAGGGTTATTCCCAACTATCATAGGTCAGGTTGACTTAAACATGGATCAGGTAACGACTTTAGAAACTTTTGAATGTACTTGGAGATACCAATACTGGGAATCTAATACTACAACATAAGTTGTAATGAAAAGTGGGGCCTTAGTGCCCCACTAAATATTGAAAAGGAGAAATGTAGTGGCAGAGATATTTGGATTTAGCATTAAACGAGCGGACAAGAAGGCGACTTCACAATCGTTCACGGCACCAACGGCAGACGATGGCGTCCAGACGATTATGGGTGGTGGCCACTTTGGCACGTACCTCGACCAAGAAGGAAAAGTAAATAACGAAGCAGATTTAATAAGAAGATATAGAGAAGTTTCCATACACCCAGAGTGTGATATGGCTATTGAGGATATCATCAATGAGGCAGTTGTTGTCGATGATAAACAAGAGGTGGTGAGATTAAACCTAAACAACATACCATTCTCATCTCAGGTAAAGAAAAGAATTGACGAAGAATTTAAGAACGTCATTAGATTATTGGAATTTGAACAGAAGGGACACGATATATTCAGACGATGGTATGTCGATGGTCGTATCGTATACCACAAGATAATAGATCCAAAGAACACTAAGGCGGGTCTCACAGAGTTACGATATATCGACCCAAGAAAGATTAAGAAGGTAAGGGCACCAAAACAGAAACCAGGTACTGAGAGTTTCGCACCAAAAGATCCAAACAAACCTGGCGTGGTAGAGTTCGAAGAATTTTTCATCTACAACGAGAAGGGTGTACAACCAGGTGCGAGTGCGACAACTGGATTGAAGATTTCTAAAGACGCAATCGCCCATTGTGTGAGTGGATTAGTGGACCAACAGAGAAACATGGTCCTATCATATCTACATAAGGCAATCAAACCAGTCAATCAGTTAAGAATGATTGAGGATTCTGTTGTCATATACAGAATATCAAGGGCACCAGAAAGAAGAATTTTTTACATCGATGTAGGTAACCTACCAAAAGTAAAGGCAGAACAATACCTCAAAGATGTGATGAACAGATATAGAAACAAACTGGTATATGACGCCTCTACAGGAGAGATTAGAGACGATAGACAATATATGAGTATGTTGGAAGACTTCTGGTTACCAAGACGAGAAGGTGGTAGAGGGACAGAGATTACAACTTTACCAGGTGGATCAAACCTTGGTGAGATAGATGATATTAAATACTTCCAGAAGAAACTATATCAATCTCTAAACGTACCATACAGCAGACTAGATAGTGAGGCTGCGGGTGGTTTACAACTTGGTAAATCAACTGAGGTAAATAGAGACGAGATTAAATTTACGAAGTTTATCAGTAGATTAAGAAATAGATTTAACGGTCTGTTCCACGACCTACTGAAAACTCAACTGATCCTCACAGGTGTTGTCACTATCGAAGATTGGGAAAACTCTCTATCACAAACTATCAAATACGATTATGTTCAGGATGGATATTTCGCTGAGATTAAAGAAAGTGAGATGTTCAAAGATAGGATGGAAATATTCCGTACTATGAAGGACGCAGGTATGATAGGCACAGTATATTCTATGGACTATGTTAACAAACATATATTAAAGATGAATGACGCTGATATTGAAAAAGAGAGAGAAAACATAGCGACTGAAATTAAACAGGGCGTATTGGCAGATCCAAACGCACAGCAACAAGATGGAGACTTTTAAATGAGTATTGAAGATACAAAGAACATGATTAACGCTTTAGATACAGGTGACAACGTTGAGGCAGAGAAGGCTTTCAAGGCGGCACTATCAGATAAAGTGGGTGTCGAGTTAGACACAAAGAGAAAAGACCTCGCAGGTACTTTACTCAACAAAGAATTAGAAGCGGATAAGGAAAGTAATGTTGACGTTGAGCCAACTGAAATTGACGATTAAGGAAAAGGACGAACATAAACGTTCACCTGCCTATCGTAAGTTATCGCCTAAAGTAAAGAAGGCGGTCGATGACTTATTTGGCATGATGGCGAAGACACCGCAAAAAGTTTTGACTACGTTTCCAAGGGTTGTACGAGACGTGGCAAAGAAATACAGGGTACAACAAAAAGACATAGAAACCTATTTCGAAAAGGAAACAGGTCTAACCATATAAAGGAGAGTAAAAATGGCAGTTGTCAATAAAAGAACATTAGTGGATAGTGAAACTAGACACGTGGTAATGTTCGAAATCAATAACGATACGAATAGTGCTGTATCAGTTGTGGACGCATCCGCATTAAGAGGACACTCATCTAACCCAACGTTAGATATTAAGAGTATCAAGTGGAACACAACGGCAGCGACAAGTGATGTGACATTCTTGTTTGACGCAAGTTCAGATGACCACGCAATATCAGTACATGGTAGTGGCGAGTATGGGTATCATGGTAAACAACCAATGATAACTAACCCAGAGAGTTCAGGCGTAACTGGTGATATAAAGATTACCAACGCAAGTGCGGTGACTGGTACGTTCATCTTAGAAGTTAAGAAGACTAGAGGTTATACCGCTTCAGGACAGACAAGATAATGGCTGACACAGTAACATCACAGACTATAGCAGACGTTGCTGGTAGTAAGACGGTGATGAAGTTCACCAACAAGTCAGATGGTACTGGTGAGAGTTTAGTAGAGAAAATGACAAGTGCGTCTTTGAACCACTTGTCAACCTCTACCAAGATTGCGAGGGTAATCTATTCAATCAACACTACTGACCCCAAAGGGGCGGTGGAAATACTGTTTGAAGGTGATACCAACGCAACGGCACTCTTCCTAGGTGGTTCTGGCACGATAGACTTACAAACACCAGCGATACAGATAGCCAATAATGCGACAACACCAACAGGAGATATTTTGTTCTCCACTCACAATTTTGTGAACGGTGATAGTTATTCCGTCGTTTTAGAGGTCAGATAATATAAATAGAACAAAAGGGGAAAATACGCACCATGAAACTAATTAGAGAAGAAATCAACGAGGCAGAATACATTGTTGAAGAAGATAATGGTAAGAAGTCTCATAAGATAAAGGGTATCTTCATGCAAGCCAACATTAAGAATAGAAATGGCCGTGTATACCCACAAGAAGTATTAGAGAAGGAAGTAAGCAGATATAATAAAGAATTTGTCCAGAGAAAGAGAGCATTTGGAGAACTAGGGCATCCTGACGGTCCAACTGTAAATCTGGAGAGAGTATCACACTTGATAACTAAGTTAGAGGGTGATAACAAGGGTAATTATATAGGCGAAGCGAAGATTACAGACACACCATATGGTAAGATTGTGAAGTCTTTGATAGACGAAGGCGCACAATTAGGAGTTTCTTCCAGAGGCATGGGCTCTTTGGAGAATAAAGGTGGTACGAACTATGTAAAAAGTGATTTTTACCTGGCAACTGCCGCAGATATCGTAGCGGATCCATCCGCACCACAAGCATTCGTCAATGGCGTAATGGAAGGTAAAGAATGGATCTGGGACAACGGAATCATCAAAGAGCAAGATGTTTCTGAAATACAAGAACAAATTGAGCGTGAAACTAGACAACGTAAGGCTGCGGCAGAGGCAAATGCCTTTGAGAGTTTTATGAACAAATTAACAAAAAGATAAATAGTTATACGCAAAATTTTTATTTCGAAATAAGGAGAGAATATACAAAATGGCTGAAGAATACAAAAACGAACAAGAAATCGTTTCTGAGGCTCCTAAGGGCGCAGACGCTCCAAAAGCATCCGCTGGTAAAGCGGACCCAATGCAAAAGGGCGGCGACTATGAGGATCTTGGTCCAGCATTAGTAAAACCAGACGATAAACCTGGTCAGACTAAAGCAGACGACAAAATGAAAAAAGACTCTGGTGCTCCTACTAAAGGTGCGGCTCCGGCAGAAAAACCTCAAAAAGTAAAAGAGGACGCTGACGAAGACGAGAAAGAAAACGACAAGGAAGACGATAAAGAAAAAGAAGATGAAGATGAAATCATGGAAATGCCTAAGACTAAATCAGGTATGATCCAGGCTATGTATGATAACATGTCTAAAATGAAGAAATCTGAAATCGCTGCTTCTTACGGCAAAATGATGGCTGCTATGCACGGCGGCGATGATGATGAAGAAGACGAAGAAGAAAAAGAAGAAAGTAAAACTGTAAACAAAGAAGCAGTGGATCAGAGAGTAAAATCTATTGACGTTTCTGCTGATGTTGCGGCACTTACTTCTGGAGATGATTCTTTATCAGAGGAGTTTAAAACTAAAGCGGCAACAATCTTTGAAGCGGCTGTTAAATCAAAAGTAAAATCTGAAATCGAAAGATTAGAGGGTGAATACTCAAGCGAACTAACAGAAGCGAAAGAAAGTGTTAAGGAAGAGTTAACTACTAAGGTTGACAACTACTTAAACTATGTTGTTGAACAATGGATGGCAGATAATGAATTAGCAATCGAAAAAGGAATCAAGGGAGAAATCGCTGAGGACTTTATTGGTGGTCTAAAACAATTATTTGAGGATCATTACATTGATGTCCCAGATGAAAAATACGACATCTTAGAAGCGAAAGAGAAAGAGTTGGAAGACTTGAAATCTAAAGTTAATGAGATGGTAGAAAAATCTGTGGAAGATAAAACAATTATCGATAGTTTCACTAAAGACGAAATCTTTGAGAGCACAGTTGACGGAATGGCTGATACTGAGAAAGAGAAGATGAAATCATTAGTTGAAGATATTAGTTTTGAAGGCGCTGACGCTTACAAGAAGAAACTTGATACTATTAAAGAGAGTTACTTTGGTACTAAGAAAGAAGCACCGGCAACTAATGTTGACGCTATCAACGAAGATTCTAATGACGGTAACACAGTAGTGGACTTGAGTGATTCAATGTCTCGCTATACGGCTGCTATCAGTAGGGGAAAAAGTAGAGATATCTACAACAAACAATAAGAAATAAGGAGAGATAAACAAAATGTTTAATTCACAAAACTTACAAGAAAAGTGGTCTCCAGTCTTAGAACATGGTGATTTGCCAAAGATTGACAATCCCTACAAAAAGGCTGTAACTGCTGTTATCTTGGAAAACCAAGAAAAAGCGGCTAAAGAAGACAAAGCATTTCTAGGTGAGATTGCGAACGTAACTGGTGACAGTGCTGTAGCAAACTGGGATCCAATCCTAATCTCATTAGTTAGAAGAGCAATGCCTAACTTAATCGCATACGACATCTGTGGTGTACAACCAATGACTGGTCCAACTGGTCTAATCTTCGCTATGAAGAGCAGATTTACAAGTAACTCTGGCACAGAAGCGCTATTCAATGAAGCAGATTCAGACTTTTCTGGAACTGGTACTCATAGTTCTTCCCTAAATCCAGGATTGATGAACGACACTACTACCTCAGTAACTGCTGGTACTGGTATTGCTACTGCTACGGCAGAAGCGTCTTCATCTTTCGCAGAGATGGCTTTCAGTATTGAGAAATCTACTGTTACTGCTAAAACTAGACAGTTAAAAGCAGAATACACAATGGAACTTGCTCAAGACCTTAAAGCGATCCACGGTTTAGATGCTGAGACTGAATTGGCTAACATCCTATCTGCTGAGATCCTTGCGGAAATCAACAGAGAAGTTGTAAGAACAATTTACGAAAAGGCTAAAAAAGGTGCTAACACAAACACAACTACATCAGGTACTTTTGACTTAGATACTGATTCCAACGGAAGATGGTCAGTAGAGAAGTTCAAAGGCTTAATGTTCCAAGTTGAGAGAGACGCTAACGTAATCGCACAAGAAACAAGACGTGGAAAAGGTAATATCATTATCTGTTCTTCTGACGTTGCTTCTGCTTTACAGATGGCTGGTGTATTAGATTACGCTCCTGCTCTTAACAACTCACTTAACGTTGATGATACTGGTAACACTTTTGCTGGTACATTAAACGGTAGATACAAAGTGTACATTGATCCATATGCGTCTAACAACACAGCGGCTCAATACTTTGTAGTAGGTTACAAAGGAACTTCACCTTACGATGCTGGTATGTTCTACTGCCCATACGTTCCACTACAAATGGTACGTGCGGTTGGTGAATCTACTTTCCAACCAAAAATTGGTTTCAAAACTAGATATGGTCTAATTAGAAACCCATTTGCGGAAAGTTCTGCTCAGGCAAGTGACGTTGGTACAGACCAAGCAAACATCTATTACAGAATGGTAAAAGTAACTAACTTAATGTAAGTTACATTCCATCACTGGATCAAAGGGGGACTCTTAGAGTCCCCTTTTTTATTGCATAAATAATAGTATGACAGAGACAACCATAACATCGAAACAACCAGTCAATCTGGACTTCGCTGACCCTACCAAGTTTAGGTTCCAATGTGCGAAGATTCCAAAGGTGGAGTTCAATACTGTACAGGCGAATATACCAGGTGTATCTCTCACAGAGTTAACACAACCAACTAGGTTACAACAATTGAAGATACCAGGTAATGATTTGACGTTCGAAGACCTAACGATAGTATTCACGGTCGATGAGAACCTAGAGACATACAAACAGATACACGATTGGATGGCAGGTCTGGCACAGGTAGATAGTGACGAGAAGTATAGGGCATTGATATCATCAGGTAATGACAGGATGCCACTATCTCAACAATCAACATCTACTGACGCAGGTAGACCTACAAATGCGACACCAGACGGTGCGATATTCGCTGATGGTAAATTGCTTGTCATGTCGAGTAGGAATATCCCAATAATGGAGATAAACTACCAAGATATATATCCTAAGAGCCTGAGTGCTCTGGATTACAACCAACTTTTAACTGACGTTGAATATTTAACAGCAACAGTGGTATTTGGATATAAAATCCATACTTACACCACATTATAATTATGAGATACTATGACCTTAGAAGAACTACAAGACCAGGCGTCTAAAGACCTGGCGATAGATGAGACCCAACTAGACATTGAGTCCTTGTCTACACCAACACTACACAGTAAATACCTAAAGATATATTCGACATATGCCCTTATGTTGAAGAAAGAGGAAGGTGACTACTCTAAACTACATGTTAAGAAGTGGTTATTCTTCACTGGTAAGGCAGACCCAGAAGAATACAAAGACCAAGACTTTCAACTGAAAGTGTTACGACAAGATGTGGATAAGTTTATTGACGCTGACGACCTCATCATCAAACAGAGACAAAAGATAGAGTATCTAAAACAGATATGTAAATTCTGTGAGGACACACTCAAACAGATTAACAATCGCACATTCCAGATTAAGAACGCCATAGAGTGGAAGAAATTTACAGGTGGTGATTTCTAGTGTTGATACATTGGGTCATTGGTAATGGTGTTAGTAGGAAAGATGTTGATGTAGATAAACTGAAAGGTGTCAAGTATGGTTGTAATGCGATATACAGAGATTACTGGACAGACTACCTGTTCTCAAAAGATAAACCAATCACCTTTGAGATTTATCGAAGTGGTGCGTGGAAAGACAGACGGGTAAGTGTTCAGACGTATTGGAGAAACGATAGTGAGTTCAGACCAATACAGAACCACATCTCTCTATGGTCACATCAGAGATGGTTTAAGAATGAGGACTTCACAGACACGGGTACGATGGCGATAAGACAGGCAAGTCATAACGCTATGAAATACCTAGGTGATAAGAAACATGGTGGTGTTGAGATACACATGGTTGGATTTGATTTTGACCAAACTAATATATACTCTAATACATCATGTTACCACGAAGGTGGTCGTTGGGGTATCACACACAGTTTCTTGGACACTTTTGAGATGTTCCCAGAGATGACATATGTCCAACACGGGACTATGACTGACGTATTGAAGGAGAAAGATAATGTTATTTTGTATAGGTAATGGTGAGAGTAGAAAAGACTTTGACCTACATAGGTTGAGAGACTTTGGTAAGATATATGGTTGTAATGGTCTATACAGGGACTTTACACCTGATGTATTGTTGGCGATGGATTACAACATATGCCACGAGATTTACAGGAGTGGATATGCTTTTGAGAATCCAGTATATCTGAAATCATGGGATAAGAACCCACATACCCTACACCCCAAACTATTCGAACCAGAGACTATCGCCAAGTTCATAGGACAGGATATAGAAGATATATCTGAATACACAGACGAGTGGGCATGGAAGGGTGAGAAGAAAAAATACTTTGTTTGTTGGGCGAACAATAAAGACCTAATGAAGAAGATGAGAGAAGAAAGAAAAGATTGGAAAGAAGATGACTTCAAGTTATATCTGAGTGAAGACCAAGAGGGATATCTCATAACATGGTTGAAGAAGAAAGATAAGGTGATGGGTCTTGGTAAGTATCAGAATGAGAAGACAAACGCAGGCATATTGATTGCCATGATGGCCGCAGATGTGGATAAGAAGATATACCTCATAGGTTATGATTACTATTCAAAGTTATCAACTGTGAATAATGTGTATAAAGGCACCAAGGGTTATGTTGGGGAGAAGGCAGCCGCAATTGATCCTCAGAACTGGATATATCACACTAAGAGATTATTGAACAGATATGAGAACCACGAGTTCATACACGTTGGGCAACCAATAGATGATTTAGAAGAAAGAGACAACTGGACGAATATTAGTTATGAAGAACTAGATGAGCGAATTACAAATAGAAATCTTTAATCAGGCATACGTCAAGTGTAAGTCAGAGGATCTTGGGTTACTCCAAGACCTATCAGATTTCTTTACGTTTCAAGTACCAGGAGCCTCATTCATGCCATCAGTTAGGGCAAAGAGATGGGATGGTAAGATACGATTATACAGTAAGGCGACTGGCAAGTTATATAGAGGGCTAGTGCCGTATGTACAGCATTTTTGCGAAAAAAACAGCCATACAATCATACTACCGGAAGGCTTAAACAGCGGTGGTAGCGTTCCTAGAGACGATTTTTCCAAGTTTGTTGACACGATTTTGACGAAAACCCTCAAAATTAGAGATTATCAACTGGACGCATTTAGTCACGCTATCAACCATAGAAGATGTATTCTACTATCACCTACCGCTTCTGGCAAGTCACTCATCATCTATTGTATAATAAGAATGATGACAACACTTGGCAAGAAAAGTCTATTGGTGGTTCCAACAACATCTCTGGTCGAGCAGATGTATAAAGACTTCATCGATTACAGTTGGGACGCTGAGGCACATGTACAGAGGAAGTATTATGGTTACGATATAGATGAGGCTAAACCTGTCGTTGTATCCACATGGCAATCACTATCAACATTCGACAAGAAGTGGTTTGAGAAATTTGATTGTGTGATAGGAGATGAGGCCCATCTCTACAAATCAAAAGAGTTACAAAAGATTATGGGTAACCTAGTCAATGCCAACTTTCGTATAGGCACTACTGGCACACTAGATGATAGTAAGGTTCATAAATTGGTATTAGAAGGTTTATTTGGACCTGTAACCAATGTAACATCGACAAGAGAACTCATTGACAAGGGACAACTGGCGGACCTAAAGATACAATGTGTCGTATTGAAGTACCCCAAAGAAGATTGTCAACAAGTCAAGGGTCTAACCTATCAGGAGGAGATGGACTATATAGTATCACATCAAAAGAGAAACAAGTTTATCTACAACCTTGCCAAGGATCAAAAAGGGAATACTTTAGTTTTATTTCAATATGTTGACAAACATGGCAGAATGTTGTATGATAGTATAAAAGAATTAAATAGAAAAGTTTTTTTCGTTTATGGTGGTACAGACACCACAGATAGAGAAGACATAAGAAAGATTACAGAAAGTGAGAACAATGCGATTATTGTGGCGAGTTATGGAACTTTTAGTACTGGTATCAATATTAGGAATCTTCACAATGTTATATTCGCAAGCCCTACCAAATCTAAGATACGAGTTTTACAGTCTCTTGGTCGTGGGTTGCGTCTTGGTGATAATAAAGTTAAAGCAACTCTATACGATATCGCGGATAATCTAAGTTGGAATGATAAGAAAAACTTCACACTCAATCACTTTATGGAACGTGTTGGATTCTATACTGAACAAGAGTTCGACTATGAGATCCACAACGTAGATATAATATAGACATAAATAGAACATGGATAAAAAAGAAACAACAGTTAGAGTACCAGTCCCTAGACTTTTAAAACTTACATCTGGTGAGCAGATTATCGCTGGCATGTATGTTACAGAGGGTAGTGATTTCATCAGACTTTCTGAACCTTATAAGATAGACTTATATAATTCTGAGATAGAGGAAGAGGCTTACTATGTTGAGGAACGTATGGCACTCAGACCCTGGGTGTTCCAATCTACAGATAAGATTTTTAGTGTCCATAAAAACCACATAATGACGTTAGCCGTGCCTAATGATAACCTAAAAGATTACTATAATAACGTGAGGATAAACTATAAGAAAAACTTGGAACCTATACTCGAAAAGAGAAAGAGGGAAGATAGTATGAATAAGATATTAGACAGAATGAATGATGATGACTACTTTGAGACTTTAGAGTATCTCAAAGGTAATCGAAAGAAGAACTAAAGCACTATACTCTGAAGGACCTAACATGGCCTATTATACACCAAGTTAGGGTAAATGTCAAGCATTATTTTCAAAATAATTTAATTAACTAAACCTAGTATGAGAGGTTGACTTTCGTACTAAAATATGATATAATATGCCTATGAATGTAAAATTAAAAAAGAAGAAGACGGAACATTACGTTGACAATAAAAAGTTCCTAGAAGAAATGAAGAAGTACCACAAGAAGGTGGTATCTGCTAGAAAACGAAACCACAGAGATCCAAAGATATCTGACTATATTGGTGAATGTTTTCTAAAGATTGCTAACCACTTATCGTATAGACCAAACTTCATCAACTACACATACAAAGAGGATATGATTAGTGATGGTATAGAGAATTGCCTACAGTATGTAGCAAACTTCGACCCAGAGAAATCAAACAACCCTTTTGCCTACTTCACCCAGATAATCTATTACGCTTTTATTCGTAGAATACAGAAAGAGAAGAAACAGACCACGATAAAACAAAAGTTAATAATGAAGGGTGGACTAGATGAGATAGTCAGACAGGAAGGTGACAACACGGAATACCAGAATGCCTACGCTGACTTTCTAAAGAAGAACATGATATACGAGGAAGACAAACCAAAAGAAGAAACTAAAACAGTTAAACGTAAGAAGAAAGAACCTCGTAAGTTAGAATACTTTATGGCATGACAAAGATAGCGATTATTGCGGACACACACCTAGGTGCGAGAAACGATAACCCACATTACAGTAAATACTTCTATAAGTTTTACGATGAGTTATTCTTCCCATACCTAGAAGAACATAAGATAGAAGACGTTATACATCTTGGTGACGTATTAGATAGACGTAAGTTTGTTAATTTTAAGACACTATCTGATTTCAACAATAAGATTGTGAGACGTTTAGAGAAATACAATGTAGATATCATCGTGGGTAACCATGATACATACTATAAGAATACGAATGATATAAACGCACCAGACGAACTACTTGGTGATTTCTTTAACATCTATAGAGAACCCACAGTGGTCGAACGTGGTGGTATGAGAATGTTATTCTTACCATGGGTCAACTCACAGAATACTGAACGAACAACGATGATGTTAGAACAGGAGACCGCAGATATAGTTATGGGTCACCTAGAGATAAAAGGCTTTGAAATGCATAATGGCCACATATCTGACATTGGACTAGATAAGAGATTGTTTAGAAGATTTGAGACAGTATTCTCCGGACACTTCCACAAGAAATCTGACGATAGTCAGATATATTATCTTGGTGCGCCATATGAGTTTAACTGGGCAGACCATAATTGCCCCAAGGGTTTTCACATATACGATACAGAGACGAGAGAACTAACACAGATACGAAATCATACAACGATACACGAGAAGATATATTATAATGACGAAGAAAACGATTACAAAGATTTTGACTTCGAACAATACAAGGACAAATATATAAAACTGATAGTAGAGAAGAAGAAAGATTACTTCTTATTCGACAAATTTTTAGATAGTTTCTATAAGGTAGATATCAACGATATAAAAGTTATAGAGGACTATTCTGACCTAGACGCTTCGACAGTGGCAGATGATATCGCTGAGAGGAGTGAAGACACACCAACGTTGTTAGATAACTATATCGAACAACTTGAAACAGACCTCGATAAAGACAAACTCAAAACATTGATGAAGTCCTTATACACAGAGGCGGGAGACATAGAAGTATGAACTTAGCAGATGTACAATTTGAAACGAAAGATATTAATTGGGGTCCCTACATAATGCACTGCCGTCTACCTCAGTATATGATAGATAATCTTATCGCTGGTGGTGATGCGTTAGATACAGATTTTAGGGATCAACTTGCTGGGCACCTAAAAGTGGAGAGGGAATATAACGAAGCACAATGTGAATGGTTCTACAATGAGATGGCACCAATATGGAATGAGTACCGTCTGAGGCATTACAACTACCATGGATTTGGTAAACACGGTGCGCCAAACACCCCTGTGGCTATGAGAGGCACACAGTTATGGATCAACTATATGACCAAGGGTGAGGCGAACCCACCACACACCCACTCTGGTGATGTGTCATTCGTAATCTATTGCCAGATACCAGAAGGTATGACAGACCTACATGGCATTAACCCAAACTCAGCACCCCCAGGTTCAATTATATTCCAACACGGTGTCGTAAACCGGCCACAGTGGTCTATGACAGAGAGGTATTTTACACCAGAAGTTGGAGATATGTTCATCTTTCCAGCACTACAATCACACATGGTATTGCCATTTCGATGTGATGGTGTGAGAATATCTGTATCAGGTAATCTGATATATACTAATAGAGACGAATGGCCTAACTACTTTTTTTAATATGATAACATTTGAAACAATAAGATGGAAGAACTTCCTTTCTTCCGGTAATACATTTATAGAGATACCACTTAACCAGAACTCAACCACGTTGATGGTTGGTCACAATGGTGCGGGTAAATCTACCATACTAGACGCATTATGTTTTGCGTTATTCAATAAACCTTTCAGAGAGATAAAGAAAGAACAGTTAATCAATAGTGTCAACCTAGGTGGCACAGAGATAGAACTAGAGTTCAGTATCGCCAATAACAAGTATAAGATAAGACGAGGTATCAAACCAGGTATATTTGAGATATACCTCAATGGTGAGATGATTGACCAGGACGCAACGATAGCAGACCACCAGAAGATGTTAGAACAACAGATACTAAAGTTTAACTTCAGGTCATTCACACAGGTTGTCATACTTGGTTCAACGACCTTCGTACCATTCATGGAATTAAAGACAGCACATAGACGAGAGGTGGTAGAAGATATATTGGATATCAAGGTATTCTCCGTGATGCAAATGTTGGCGAAGATACGGATAAAAGAACAGGAAGAACAGACGAAAGATATATTGAGAGAACTGGATATCGTAACCTCGAAGATAGAGACACAGAAAGAAATGATAGAGAAACTACAGGTACGTAGTGATATAGAGATTGAGAGTGAGATAAAGAAGGTGACAGATAACACGGATGCCATAGACAAATACAACACACACATACAAGGGTTACAATCAGAGATATCTAAACTCAGAAAAGATATATTAGATAAAGATGGCATACAAGACAAATCAACGAAACTCAGAAACTTCGAGGCACAGTTTGAGAGTAAGTTACGAGAATGTAACAAACACAAATCATTCTACGAGACACACGATGATTGCCCAACATGTAAACAGGCACTATCTAATAAACAAGAAATGATTGATGATAACAACAGACAGATAATGAAATGGAACCAGGCACTAGAGGACGCTGACAAAGAGATACAATCATTGAGTAAGAGGTTAGAAAAGATACAGAGTGTCGAAACAGATATAAGAACAGTTGAGATTGACGTTGCGAAGTTTGAACAGTCAAAAATAGAGTTACACAATATTAACACAAAATTGACACATAAGATAAATGAACTCAAACAACAATCTAGTGATACTGGCGAAGCGAAGGGCAAGTTGTCAGAGTTAGAAGAACAACAAAAGGGTATCGATGAGAAGAAGTTGGTGAAGAGTGAAGAACTGGATTACCTACAGGCCGCAAAAACGATGTTGAATGATACTGGTATTAAGACGAAGGTCATCAAACAATACCTACCAATAATGAACCAGTTGATTAACAAGTATCTTGCCAGTATGGACTTCTTTGTAAACTTTAGATTAGACAATGAATTTAAAGAAACTATAAGAAGTAGATTCCGTGATGAGTTCTCATACGCCTCTTTTAGTGAGGGTGAGAAGATGAGAATAAATCTGGCACTACTATTCACATGGCGTGCTATTGCCAAGATGAAGAACAGTATATCCACCAATCTCTTATTACTAGATGAGATATTCGACAGTAGTTTAGATGGAACTGGTACGGACGACTTTCTCAAAATCCTAAATACTTTAGAGGGTGAGAATATCTTCATCATATCCCACAAGACGGACATGATAGCGGATAAGTTTGCCAACGTGATGAGGTTCGAAAAAGCAGGGAATTTCACTAAGATTGTGGACTAGGCTTGACTTTTTTATCGTTTTGTGATATAATATAGAATATGAAAGTATTAATACCATACTCAACACACTTCAAACTGACAGAGACCGTAGAACCAAATACTGGTAGAGTTGTCACTGGTGGTATAGAGAAGTTTTGTTACGATATATTTGATAACTACGATGAGGCAATACCATTGTGTATTACTGATGAGATAAAAGAGAATAGAAAGACAAAACAAACAATACAAGACGCCATCACAAAACATAAACCAGACATGATATTATTTAATAATCCATGGTGGGGTAGAATGATGTTATCTTTTCAGATACCACTTATCTGTGTGATGCACGAACCTCTGGTCCGTGACGTCCGTATGATTGAGTTAGGTAATATCCTAAAAGACCTAAACGATAATGGCACACACTTATATTTTGTGAGTCCAAATCAATATGACTACCACGTGGCATTAGCAAAGAGAATAAAGAACATAGATTTTGGACCAATCAAGGGTTACATCAACTCATCTTATCTACCAGAAGATATGCCATTCAACGAAGAAAGTATATGGGACGTATCTACGGTGGCAAGAAATGACCCAGAGAAAGCACCATTCATCATAAAGAAGAAATTAGAGAAAACAAATGTGACAAGTCTGGTTATGACGAATGACGCCACATATAAGAATGACGCCAACAACGACTATGTAAAGAACAACCAACATTGGGATAATGTGATAAGGGGTGCCGACCACAAACAAGTATTAGAGAATATATCTAAATCAAAAGTATTCGTATCAACATGGCCAAGAGAGAGTTGGGGTATAACCGCGATGGAAGCATTAGGTTGTGGTGTGCCAACAATACTCTTTACTGACGATACCAATAAACATGCGTCAGAGAGGATTGCCGCAGACCCACTACACATAATGAAAGTTAAGAGGGTGTGTAATAGTTCTTTCTTTGAGGAGTGTATCCATGCCCTATATACTATCACCAGACAACATAGGCGAGATATACAAGAGAAAACGATAGAGAAACATAGCCTAAATAATTGGCTACAGGGTATCAACGAAATGATTAATAAGAGGTATGATGATAAGATGGAATACAGTAACTTGGAAGGATTTATGTGATGGTAAAAGAAACGGCTAGATATGATAACTTCATGGATAAGACACAGGTAAAGAATGACGATTATATCGCAACACTTGATAGACATGTTGAGGGTGATGAACTCATCGCTGACGCTGTGGTGGATCACAAACAGAAAGAGAGTAAGGGTAAAGATGATGTGTATAAGACAGTATACATGGCATTCCGTAACCTAGATGACCTAGAAGATTTCTGTAAGAAGATTAACCAATCAATACCAGGTAACGTATCAGAGACATACTACCCAATCAAATCAACGAGTGAGGGCACGTCATTCTTGGCAGATGATGATGAACCAGTTGTGATTGATAGGAACAAGATAGAACCAAAGAAGGCAAAGAAATTTTTTGGTAAGATAAAAGCAGATAAGACGAGAGATAGTGAGATACAAGAGAACGCATGGCCCAAACATTGGAAGGGTATGCCAAAATTTAAACAAGAGGACAACGCACCATACAGAAAATTTTTACTACACTTTAGAACTAAGGAAGATTACAAGGAGTTTGGTGAGAAGATAGAACAAGAGGTGACAGAGAAAAGTAAATCTCTGTGGCATCCAAAGTTAGAGATAACGAAGAACTTACTACTCAGATGGATACAACCAAATGGTAGAACGAACCCAAAACACCCTTGTTACATCGTAAGTAAAGGTCGTAGTGATACGATGATTACGAGTAGAAGTCTGGCACGAATGGAGATACCACATTATATCGTTGTAGAACCACAAGACATGAACGACTATGATAAGGCACTTGATAATTTTAAGATACGACCATATGTAACACTACTAGAGGCACCATTCTCCAATCACGGTGATGGACCTGGTCGTGCCAGAAACTGGGCATGGGACCATTCCATATCTATTGGTGCGACAAGTCACTGGGTTTTTGATGACAACATAACAGACTTTTACAGATTACATAATAACAAGAGGATAAGATTTGAGAGTGGTGTAGGGTTTCAAGTGATGGAAGATTTCGTTGATAGATATTCAAACGTTTATATCGCAGGACCACAATATCGTTTCTTCATCGCACCAGATAGTAACTATCCACCTTTTGTTTCTAACACGAGAATATATTCATGTTTATTAATTCGTAACGATACCAAACATAGATGGCGTGGTAGATATAATGAAGACACGGATATATGTTTAAGAGTGTTGAAAGATGGTGATGTATGTGTCCAGTTCAATGCCTTTCTACAGGGCAAGGCTGCCACTCAAACAGTTAAAGGTGGTAACACGGCAGAGTTCTATCATGCCGAGAATACAGATAATGATGAGTTTAAGAAGACTGGTTATAACGTAGATGGCACGATAAACAAATCCCAGATGTTGGTAGATATGCACCCAGATGTGGCAACCTTAGTATGGAAATATGGTAGATGGCACCACTTTGTGGATTATACTCCATTTAAAGTGAATAAGTTAAAACTCCGAGATGGAGTGGTATTGCCAGAGGGTTCCAACGAGTATGGAATGGAATTAGTGACGAATTTTGACTGGAAAAGTGTCCATTAGGCTGTGCGGATTGACGCACCCTAACGAAGTTATTGAAATATAACGTTTTTTTCTTTGGTTTTATTAAAAATAATTATTGACTTTTGACCAAAAATGGTGTAGGATATAAGAATAATAAAAAATGAAAGAGAACATTATGAATATTAAAGAACTTGAAAACAATATGACTAAAGAAAATATCTTTAGAACATTCGCTAACCTTAAATCTACGAATGAGAGATTAGAGTTTGTTGAGATTATGAAAAACTTCTACCCTAATGTTTATGACATTAACTGGAATAACGTTGAAGAAAACGTTATGAATGAGGCCTAGTCTATATGATAACTAAAGAACAAAAATCATCACTAGCAAAATTATTGGCTACAGAGAACATTACGGTACAACACCGTAATGTAGAGACGGCATACTTTGTACCTAAACAAAGATTATTATGTCTTCCTATCTGGGAAGATATGTCTAACGATTTATATGATATGTTAGTTGGACACGAAGTTGGTCATGCTTTATATACACCAATCGAAGACGTACAGAAATTAAAAGAGAACAAGATACCACATTCTTATTATAACGTAGTAGAAGATATCCGTATTGATAAGAAGATGAAATTAAAATATCCTGGTTTAAGAAAATCTTATTTTAATGGTTACAATGAATTACTAGAAAGAAATTTTTTCATGTTAGAAGATAGAGATATCAATGGCATGAGATTTATTGATAGACTTAATGTATATACCAAATCTGGTTATACAATGAATGATATCGAGTTTAACGATATCGAACAAGGGTTCGTTAAACGTTCAGAAAGTTTAGATACTTGGCAAGATGTTGAGAAATTGGTACAAGATATATTCGCATATTCTGGTACGGAAGAATTTGATGAAGACCAGTATGAAGAAACGGAAGTTAATCTAACAGTAAGAGGTGATGGTGAGCAACAAGAGTCTGATGAGGAAACTCCTTCCCAAGATGGAACTGATCCTGTTCAAGGACAAGAACATGATGAAGGAGACGAAAACGAAGGTAACGGCCCAGAAGGTGGCGAAGTCCAAAACGAAGCGTTAACTGATAAGGCATTTGATGAGAATAAGAAGTCATCATTCAAACCACAAGATAATGAATATACTGATAATCAGTATGTAACTCTACCTAAGAGAAAACCAAGTACGGTAACAAACAAAGAAGTTATCGCATTATTTGATGAGGGTAACTCTGAGAGACGTGGTCAATACTACCAGAACTTTCAATCATTCAAAAGAAAACAATTGAGAACTGTTAACTACATGATTAAAGAGTTCGAAATGAAAAAATCTGCGGACGATTACAAGAGAACTAAAACATCAAAAACTGGTATGTTGAATATGTCTAAACTACACCAATACAAATACAATGACGATATATTCAAAAGAATTAATATCACACCTGGTGCCAAAAATCATGGTATGATATTAGTTGTAGATTGGTCAGGTAGTATGGATTCTTGTATGTATGATACGTTGATACAAACTGCTAACCTAGTTATGTTCTGTAAGGCTGTTCAGATACCTTGTAAGGTATATGCCTTCTCTGATGTTAACAAGAGACACTTTAAACTTAATAGTGATGAAGGTTACACATATGGTGAGAGATACAGCAACACTCCATACACTTATGAGAATGAGAATGAGTTAATCATGGAGAATGTTACGATGATTGAGTTAGTTGATACAACTGTTAAAACTCCACAGTATAACGCTTCGATGGCATACTTTCATAAGATTATAGATTACTACTCACACAGAGGTTCTGGTAGATACTACCACTATGATGATGATAGAGACTATAAATTTAAAATGCCTAGTTGTATGAGACTTGGTGGTACTCCACTAGATAGTGCGATACTACAATCTATCGACCTGGTTAATAACTTTCAGAGAGAATACAAAGTCCAGAAGATGACTACGATATTCCTAACAGATGGTTGTGGACATGTTAAGGGCGCTTTCACTAAAGAGAGAGACCAATCAAAACAATTCCAACCATATGATGGTGATATAACTAACAAGTATAATGCCGACTACTCAAACGGACAACTTGTAATACAAGATGGTAACTATCAATTCAAGTATAACGATAGACATGCCACTAGAAGTGTATTCAAGGCTGCCCACGAGGGTATGTTCAATTACTTCAAACATAAGACTAATAGTCAGTTGATTGGTTTCTATATCACTCATGGTAAGAATGTTAGTTTTTCTGATGTATCTTCCCACGTATCTACTAAAAACGCATATATGGGTTATGAGACATATGAAGAATACAAAAAAGAGTTGAGAGCAAATGGGTGTATCTCAATCAAAAACGTAGGGTATGATGAACTGTATATCTTACCTAAGTCTAAACTACAGGTTAAAGACGAAGAGGTGAATATCACTAATGATATGACTACGGCAAAAATGAAACAACAATTCCTTAAAAACTTCAAATCCAAGAAGGTTTCTAGGGTATTACTCAACAAGTTTATTTCGAAAGTTGCGTAAGTTGTTGAAATATAATGTTTTTAATTTTACGATTTTGGTTGACAAATCGCTAAAAATATGATAGGATATAAGAATAATTAAAAATAAAAAAATAGTGAGGACTATATTATGACTAACTTGAATAACGAAAAGATTAAATTTATCGAACTTGCTCATCAGGAGTATGGTTCTTTTGAGATTACTACTCAACAAATCAAAAACATTGAAAATACTTTCAACGTTGACGGTAGTTGGGTATCACACTGGAGATATAAGGATCAAGTGGCTAGAAAAGGTAGAGGTAAATATGTTTTACCAAATATCATAAACCCAAGTAAAAACATTAAACAAAATGTTTCTACACCTAAACCACAAGAACCTGCGAAGGGTCGTATCGCTGTTGCCGAGAGTATAAAAGAAAATTTGGTACCTTCAAAAGAGGAGACTTTTGTACCCTTTGGTAACTTTAGAGATATAAAGAATATCATCAAGTCTAAGATATTCTACCCAACATTCATTACTGGGTTATCTGGTAATGGTAAAACTTTGGGTGTTATCCAGAGTGCCGCAGAGTTAAAAAGAGAACTCATAAGAGTTAACATAACAATCGAAACTGACGAGGACGATTTACTTGGTGGTTTTAGATTACAAGACGGTCAAACAGTTTGGCACGATGGGCCAGTAGTTGACGCTATGAAACGTGGCGCTGTTCTATTATTAGATGAGATTGATTTGGCGTCTAATAAGATTATGTGTTTACAACCAATACTAGAGGGTAACGGTGTCTTCCTTAAGAAGACTGGTACCTTCATAGAACCTAAGGAAGGGTTCAACGTTATCGCAACTGCCAATACTAAGGGTAAGGGTTCTGATGACGGTAGATTTATTGGTACTAACGTAATGAACGAGGCATTCTTAGAGAGATTCCCTGTGACTTTCGAACAAGAATATCCTAACGCTAAAACTGAACAAAAAATCTTAGATAACGTTATGTCCGCATACAACTTAAAAGATACTGACTTTACTGGTAATCTTGTTAAGTGGGCTGATGTTATTAGAAGAACTTTCTTTGATGGTGGGGTAGATGAAGTTATCGCTACCAGAAGATTGGTTCATATAATTAATGCCTTCGCAATCTTTGGTAACAAACTAAAGGCTGTTGAGGTATGTGTCAATCGTTTTGACGATGATACTAAAAAGAGTTTCCTTGATTTATACACTAAAGTGGACGCAGGCGTTACACTCGATGAGTTAAATCAAGGAACTTCCAATGATGGTGAGGAACTTATCTCCGAAGATGAGTAAACCCATTTTTCATAATGTAGACCTCAGGGTGGTGTGTCAAGGCACCACCCATTTATTTGTAAAGGTGGTGATTTAATGTTAGAGGTAAAAGTTAGAAATAACAATGTTGAAAAAGCGATAAGACAACTAAAGAAAAAAGTTATGAAGGAAGGCATTCTCAAAGAGGTAAAGATGAGACAATACTACGAGAAGCCAACACTAAAGAGACAACGCAAGGAGAAAGAGAACCTCAAGCGTATTAACAAATTAAAGAGACAAAACGAGAAGTTTCTTTAATAACCCTAAAGGAGAATATCATGGGAAGACGTAAAATGACGAATGAAGAAAAACTATTAAATGCCTTAAACAGAGGCGATAGACTTTTCTGGAACGAAGTAAGATCCAAGTTTGGTATTACATCACCAGCGACTGCTGTTAATAACCTAAGAGCAGAGGGTAACTGTATATACAGAAACAAGGTAAAGGCGGGTACTTACTATAAAGTAGGGAAACCATCAAAAGCAATCATCGCGGCAGGGTTCGCGGCATTGGAAAACACTTCTCAAGCATAAATAGTAACACAGGCAATTCATAAGTCCTGGTGTTAGTTGCCTCTCGTAAAGCGCAACTTTAAGTCTTTTTAGGGTTTAGACTTGAAAAAAACAAAACCCTAACTATATAAATAATAGTGTACGCCATAATGGGTACACTTTTTAACTTGCTAAACAGGAGTAACACTATGAATAGCACAAGAAATTTATCAATATGGAGTGATTTGAGACCTTACAGTATAGGTTTCGATGATATCTTCCGTCACTTTGATTTACATTTAGATAGTAAATCAACAACTTTTCCACCATATAATATCGTTAAAGGCAAAGACGAACTAAACTGGACGATTGAACTGGCACTTGCCGGGTACAATAAGAAGGATATAGATGTCCACTACGCTGATAACCAATTGACTATAAAATCAATACATAAAGACGAAGGTGAAGATGAGACGATACACAGAGGTATCGCCAAGAGACATTTCACCAGAACCTTTACAGTAGCAGATGATGTTGAAGTGAAGGGTGCGGAGATGGTAGACGGTATGTTGAAGATTGCTTTAGAGAAGATTGTCCCAGAGGGCAAGAAACCTAGAACCATCGACATATCATAAATTTTTTGGGCGGGGTTCGTCCCCGCCTTATTGACGGAGTATATTATGTTTAGTTATCTTGGTGGCAAGAAGTTTCAGGCAAAATGGATCGCTGACCACTTCCCAGAGTTTGACAATTATATAGAACCATTTGGTGGTGCCATGTGGGTCTACTTTCAATCGAGTGTCAATGGTCAATTAAATATCTACAACGATTACAACAAGTATCTGGTGAACGTATTCGAGTGTGCTACCAGACAACCCGAAACACTATTAAAAGAACTGAACAAACTAGAGGTTCAGAATAGACAACTATTCGAAACGATACAGAAAGAATTACTACCACTAGATGGTAACTTCAAGTCACCAGATTGTGAGGTGGCTGCCAAGTATCTCTATGTTGAGTTACAGACATTCTCTGGTCTCACATGGGATAAGGCGAAGTATGTGGATCTAAAAGGCAAATACAAATCCAAGTATAATCACTTCATCGACAAACTGAACAACCCAAAGTATAAACGAAAACTAAACGACCTAGACGCCTACAACATGAACTGGCGTGAGTGTATAGAGTGGTTTGATGGTAGAAAATCTTTCTTCTATATCGACCCACCATACTACAACATGGAGTTTTACTACACACAGAATTTTGATAACGACCAACACAGGGAACTGGCAGATGTGTTGAGAACAATCAAGGGTAAGTTTGCCCTATCGTATTATGACTTCGAGGCATTGAAGAGGTGGTACCCAAAAGATAGATTTAGGTGGGTCACCAAATCATTTAACAGGCAAAATAGTAGTAAGAAGAAGAATACCGCCAAGGGTGATGAGATACTCATTATGAATTACTAAATAGTAGCATGTTAAAATTTTCTGAACATAGAGACCTGAACGAGGGACTATTTGACGGATTCGTTAATTTTATCCGTAAGGCATACAATGGTATCGTCAATGGATTTAAAAAGGCATTTTCAGCATTGACAAATGTTAAGATGGGTAGTATAAAGAGAGTGAAAGTGGGATCTATGATAAAAGAAGAAGAGGTGAAACAAGACAGTAAATCCAGATTAGGTTACTATTCTGAGTATGTTTGTGGTCAGGCACTGGCAGAACTGATTGAGAGTAAGGGGTTAAATCTACCTGGCACACAATCGAGTAAAGTATTCGCAAAGGCCAAGAAGGCATTCCATGACAACAAACTGAAAACATTGACCAACTACAAATCACTTGCGAGTGAGATTGAGAGGATGGAAGATGGTGGTAAGGCGATGGCGGAGAGTATATTCTCAGATATGTTGGCAGAGACCGCAGACCTGAAGATAACAAACTTCGATATACAACTGACTGGTGATAGTCTAAAGGGTGAGAGTAAGGCGGACATAGTCCTATCTGCTCGTAAGAAAGACAAGGGTGCGGTCGTTAAAGAGATTGCCGCAAGTCTAAAGGCATACAAATCATCTAGTATCAACCTGGCGAACTCAACACTACTATCCCTATTCGCAAGTCTGACGAAGGATAAGAACTTCACATCTAAGGCATTAGAGAAGGCACAAAAGGTCATCTATGATACGATGTTGAAAGCCGCAAGTAAAGACCTAGGTAAATCAAAAGCGATTGCGTTACTGACGAACAAGATTAGGAACGACAAAGAGAAGAAGTTATTTAAGAAGTATAAGGACATAGGTCGCAAGGCAAGTAAAGAGACACAGACAAACACGGCAGATATCATCGTAAAAGAATTTAACGCTGTGTATAGGAAGAACAAATCAAAGATAAACGAGAATTTATTAGAACTCATTGGCATGGACGGTAGTGACGATTTCTATGCCAGTATTGGTGAGGGTAAGAAGATGAGAGTATTGTCCTCTAGGCAATCACCAGAACTTCAAAAGTTTCTACAAGAGGTACGTAGTAAATTTTTGACTATCGTTATGACACCCAAACCAGGTAAGGCAGGACGTGCCAGTGTTACCGTTGACTTGATGATAGGGAAGACTATGTTGTCCTCATCTAGTATCACAATGACGGATACAGGTATTGGATCAGGTGCGATGACGAAATCGACAGGTCAAATCAAAACTAACTTTTGGTTTAACTTTAATAATTTTTAAGGCTTGACTTTTACGGTCAAGTGTGATATAATGTTGTTATGTATAAATTTAAAGAGAATATTATTATTGATGATGTGAAGAAATACATAGACGAAACCTATTCGTCTCACTACTCATCTACGAAGAAACAAGCAACTGAAATCATCATCGACCAAGGTCATGGTGAAGGATTTTGTATGGGTAATATATTAAAGTATGCCCAACGATATGGCAAGAAAGAAGGCAAGAATAAGAAAGACCTTATGAAAGTTATCCACTATGCCATCATACAGTTATCCCAAGACCACTACACACAATCAACTATAGATTTGTTGAAGTATGATATTGGTAAGTGGGACGACAACCAACCACTTCGAAGCCCGATGGCAGAGAAGTTAAACAACCCTAATGACTAGGAGATTATATAATGAAAATAAGTGACACTACAAAAGAGATACTTAAAAACTTTAGTGAAATCAATCCTAACTTGATGATTACACCAGGTAAGACTATTAAGACTATCTCAACAATGAAGAATATCCTGGCGACAGCAGAGGTCGAAGAAGACTTCCCACAAGATATCGCCATCTACGACCTATCTGAATTTCTAGGCATGATGTCTCTATTCAGTAAACCATCTTTTGGTTTTGACGATAAGTCTATGACCATTAGTGAAGAAGGCACATCAACAAAGAGTAAATACTTTTTTGCTGACGCAAGTATCCTAACAACTCCACAGAAAGATGTAAAAATGCCTGACACAGAGGTAGAGTTTACACTTACTGAGGCAGACTTGGTAAAGGTAAAGAAGGCTGCTGCCATGTTACAACTACCAGATATTTCTGTTAAGGCAGTTGGTAGTGATATTATGATGTCCGCAGTTGACAAGAAGAATGAGACAGCGAACACCTATGGTGTTAAAGTTGGTGAGACGGATAAGACATTCGACTTTCACTTTAAGACTGAACATCTAAAGATGTTACCAGGTGATTACAATGTTGCCATATCTTCCAAACTTATTTCTAATTTCAAACATAAGAACAAGTCACTTCAATATTGGGTGGCATTGGAAAATACAAGTAAGTATGGTGGGTAATTATGGAAAATACATTATGGGTAGAGGCTTATAGGCCATCTACGATTGACGAGTGTATCCTACCCGTTGAGATAAAGAAGACTTTCAAGTCTATACTCAAACAGGGTGAGATACCAAATTTATTATTATCTGGTACCGCAGGTACTGGTAAGACAACTGTTGCCAAGGCACTATGTAACGAACTAGGTTGTGACGTTATGGTCATTAATGGTAGTGACGAAGGTCGATCCATTGATATCGTAAGAAATCAAATTAAGGCATTTGCCTCAACCGTATCTCTAAACCAGAGTGATAAACCAAAAGTAGTTATCATCGATGAGGCAGATTACATGAACGCTGAGAGTGTTCAACCTGCGTTGAGAAACTTTATAGAGACGTTTAGTGGTAACTGTAGGTTCATCTTTACATGTAATTACAAGAACAAGATTATACCTGCCATCCATAGTAGATGTACAGTTATAAACTTTTCCATACAGAATAAAGATAAAGAACAACTGGCAGGTCTATTCCACAAGAGACTATGTACCATCTTAGAACAAGAGACCATAGACTTTGATCCCAAGGTTGTCGCTGAACTTATCATCAAACATTATCCAGACTTTAGACGAACTATAAACGAGTTACAGAGATATTCTGTATCTGGTAAGATAGATACTGGTATATTGGTGACGATATCTGAGGCGAACCTAGTTAATCTCAACAAGTCATTAAAAGATAGACACTTTGGTGATATGAGAAAGTGGGTGACAGATAACATCGACCAAGACCCCGCTGGTCTATTCAAAGAACTCTACCAAAACTTTTACACGGCGATGAAACCAGAGAGTATACCACCAATGGTCATACTACTGGCAGATTATCAATATAAGAATGCCTTCGTGGCAGACCCAGAGTTAAACATGGTGGCATGTCTAACTGAGATAATGTCTGAGTGTAAGTTTAAATGAGTGAGTATAAACTAGGCACCTATCTCACGGCAATCAATAGTAGTAAGGAGAAGTTACTAGATACTGACGATAAAGATTGGGAGAAGAAGTATCCTCCATTCATCATCAACAAGGGTCTATCATACTTTCCTGATACGGTCATCTTCGCCAACGAGATGAATAGACTACACCATGCGTCTAAACATGCCCAATATTCTTTTTTACTAAATACTATAAGAAGTAAGAAAAGATTTAGTAAGTGGTTGAAGGCGAGTAAGATAAAAGATATTGATATCGTAAAACAATATTACGGTTACTCAAACAAGAAGGCAGCAGAGGCTGTCCGTATTCTCACTAAGTCTCAGATTGACTATATTAAAGAGAGATTATATAAAGGTGGGAGAAAATGAGTGAAGTAATAGAATGGAAACCAGACCAGATGCTCGAAGTAACGATAAAAGAGCCTGATGATTTTCTAAAGATAAGAGAGACACTAACACGGATAGGTGTTGCGAGTAGGAAAGAACGTAAAATATATCAATCTTGCCACATACTACACAAACAGGGACGATATTTCATCGTCCATTTCAAAGAACTTTTTGCCCTAGATGGCAAGACGGCAAATATATTTGTCAATGATATAGAACGTAGGAATACGATTGGCAAGTTATTGAGTGATTGGGGACTAATTGAATTAGTCAACAAGGAGGATCTAAACTCTGCCCCATTATCACAGATTAAAGTATTACCATTCAAAGAGAAGAAGGAATGGATACTTGAACCTAAATATAACATTGGTAAGAAACCAAGTGAGGAGACCAAATCTAGTGAGACTGATACCTAACTTTCTAAACGAAGACATATTCAAACAGTTACAGGGATTACTACTATCACATGAGTTTCCCTATTACTATCTAGGTCACACTGGTAATAAACATGATAAATCTGATTTTTATTTTGAACATGTGTTATATGATAATCAACAACAGACCAGTCCCTCTTTTCACAATCTACTCATGCCCATCATTGGACAGATGAACTACAACCTATTGATAAGGGCAAAGATTAACATGTATACCAAGAAGGACAAGGAGATATATACAGATATGCACGTGGACCATTTTATACCACACCAGGTTGCCCTGTTCGCATTTAATACGAATAATGGATTTACCGCATTCGAGGATGGTGAGAAGATACCATCAGTGGCAAATCAACTGGCGATATTTGATGGTAGTAGGAAACATTGTAGCGTGGCACAAACTGATGAAAATTTAAGGATCAATCTAAATATTAATATACAATGAAGGAGAAAATAGATGGAACAAAACCCACAGAATAGAATGAGACTTCTACAGGGACTTAAATCCCATGCCCAAGGACAGATAGATAAACATAAGGCCAATGTGGAAGTTTACCTAAGTAATACCATTGGTATAGGCGAACATTCTGATATTGTTGAAACGATAGAGAAAGAAGTGGACAAGATTGCCCACTACCAGGACCAACTAGATACTATTGAAAAACATTTTGAGAAATAGGTTGACTTTTAACGTCACCTGTGATATAATTATATAATGAGATTTTATACTAATGTTACGCCACATGGCGATACCCTACACATAAGAGGTTTCGAAGACGGTAAGAGGTTCTCTGACCGCATGAAATGGAAACCACGTCTATACTTCCCATACAAGGGCAAGTGTACCCATCAATCTTTAGATGGTAAGGGTCTATTACCACAAACCTATAATACGATACGAGAAGCCAGACAGACTATTAAGAGATACGAGGAACACAAAGACTTTGTGTATGGTACTGATAGATTTCAGTATCAGTATATCTCTGACTATTATCCTGGCACGATGGAATACGATAAAGACCTATTACGAATATACACCATCGATATCGAGGTAGAGAGTGAGTATGGTTTTCCAAACGTAACTGATTGTGCGGAAAAGATGATTTGTATTACCGTCAAGGATCAAGTTAAGAAACAGATATTGGTCTGGGGTATGGCAGATTATAAAGTCAAACAAGATAACGCACACTACATCAAATGTAAAGATGAGAAAGATTTACTCATACAATTTCTAAAATTCTGGAAAGAATTTACACCAGATATTCTAACTGGTTGGAATAGTAAATACTTTGATATACCATATCTGGTGAGACGTATAGAGAAGATACTTGGTGAGAGTGTTATGAAACGCATGTCCCCTTGGGGTCAAGTGATGGAAGATAATACCTACTATATGGGTAAGACACAGACTTACTATAGACTACACGGTATCGCACAGTTAGATTACCTACAACTCTATCAAAAATTTACGATAAAGAACCAAGAGAGTTATAAACTAGACCACATTGGTTTCGTAGAACTTGGTGAGAAGAAAGACGATAACCCATATGATACATTCAAAGAGTGGTATCAGAATGACATACAATCTTTCATAGATTATAACATACAAGACGTTGAACTGGTCGATAGACTAGAGGATAGATTACAACTGATAGAACTTGCCATAACGATGGCATATAATGCCAAGGTAAATTACGAAGATGTATTCTCACAGGTTCGTATGTGGGACACAATCATATACAACGAACTATTAAAGACGAACACCATCGTACCAGTGAGAGATATGAACCCACAATCAAAAGAACTTGTTGGTGCCTATGTGAAAGACCCTAAACCTGGTTTCTATGATTGGGTAGTATCGTTTGACCTCAACTCACTATACCCACACCTAATTATGCAATATAACATCTCACCTGAGACAATCATACCAGATAGAAAAGATGTTATCATCGAAGAACTACTGGACAAGAAACCTAAGATTGGTGAACATTGTATGGCTGCCAATGGCACGATGTATAAAACTGATAAGATGGGTATGTTACCTAGTATCATCAAAAGAGAATATGACGACCGCGTCATCTACAAGAAAAAGATGTTAGAGGCAGAACAACAGTATATCGACACGAAGGATAAACAATACGAGAAACTGGCACGTAAGTATTACCTCATACAACACTCTAAGAAGATTTCATTGAATAGTGCCTATGGTGCGATTGGTAACAAATATTTCAGATACTATGACCACAGACAGGCAGAGGCGATAACAATGTCTGGTCAATTGAACATCAAATGGATTGAGAAGAAAGTCAACGAATACTTTAACAAATTATATAAGACAGATGGTGATTATGTCATCGCCTCTGACACAGATTCCATCTATGTAAATATGTCACCACTTGTTAAACTAACTGGTGCGACAGACAAAGATAAGATTGTCAAGGCATTAGATAAGTTTTGTGCTGACAAACTAGAACCGTATATGGAACAATCATACAAAGAACTTGGTGATTACATGAACGTTTACGAGAACAAGATGGTGATGAAACGAGAGGTCATCGCTGACAAGGGTATCTGGACCGCAAAGAAAAGATATATCCTCAATGTACATAACTCTGAGGGTGTTCAATACTCAGAACCCAAACTAAAGATTATGGGTATCGAGGCAGTTAAGACATCGACCCCTCTACCTTGTAGAGAGAAGTTGCGAGAGGCATTCAAGGTCATCATGGGTGGTGACCAGAAAGAGATGAAAGAGTTCATACAGAATTTTAGACGAGAGTTCGAACTCATGTCACCAGAAGAGATTGCCTTCCCTCGTAGTGTAAATGGTGTTAAGAAATATGGCGACACATCTTCCATCTACAAGAAAGGCACACCAATGCATGTCAAGGGTGCCATCATGTATAATCATCTACTCAAAACAAAAAAAGTATCTCATAAGTTTCAACCTATATACGAGGGTGATAAGGGTAAATACATACACCTACGAAAGAACTTGTGGAATGTAAATGTCATCACCTTCATATCTAAACTACCAAAAGAATTTGACCTACATGGTTATGTAGATTACGAGACACAATTCAACAAGTCATTCATGGATCCACTACGTTTCATACTTGGTGCGATTAAGTGGAACATTGACGCCTCTGATAGTAACACGATAGAGGACTTCTTCGCATGAGGTCAGACCTAATGGTACAACAACAGGTTAAGAGTAAGTGGGAACACATGGTTGGTGTCATATGTCTAAATCTCACACATGGTAGAGAGGTGAAGAAGATACTACCTAAACTGTTTGAGAAGTGGCCAGATGCTGAGGCATTCATCAAGGGTAGATACAACACACAGGAGAAGATGTTGAGACCACTTGGTATGAGTAAGGTTAGGTCAAAGAGATTGAGACAAATGAGTAAAGACTTCCTAACATGGGATGGTGAGAACGCATTAGACCTACATGGCATTGGTAAGTATGGTAGTGATAGTTATAGGATATTCTATAAGAACGACATACCAGACGATGTTGAGGACAAAGAACTAAAGAGATATATAAATGTTACTTAATCAACAGGACGCTGAATGGGCGATGTTATACTTCACAAATTACTTCTCACAGTTTGAACGTATCGACCAGTATATCAAAGAACAAAAATTAGAACAAGTAAAAGACTTTCCATTTCAACTACCCGGTATGGCAGATGAAGATGATTTCTTCGATAACTTTGATATGTCACCAGAAGATATGTCCTTCGATATACAGGAGATAGATAACAATACATTTACGAGAATACTAAACAAGGTTACAAGTCATACAGCGATGGCATCCATACCTGGTAAGGCGATACGAATAATAGTCAAAGAGACGAACACGGATAAGATAGTGGGTTTCATTCGTTTTGGTAGTCCTATGATGAATAGTAAACCAAGGAATAAATTATTGGGTAGACCATTGAAGACACAGGACAAGGACGAGATGAAAAGATTTAACCATGCCGCTATCATGGGTTTCACAATAGTACCAACACAACCATTTGGTTACAACTACCTTGGTGGTAAGTTACTGGCTGCTATATGTTGTAGTCACAGGATAAAGAAACTGATAGATGATAAGTATGGAACGAACATATGTCTATTTGAGACAACAAGTCTATATGGTAGTAGTAAGTCATCAAGTCAATATGATGGCATGAAACCATACCTGAGATTTAAAGGTGTGACAGAGAGTAACTTTATACCCATGTTACATGGTGATAGTTTTACGAAGATTAGTAATTGGTTCAAGGAGAAGAATGGTGGACCTATCGTCAAGGATGGTATAAGTAGTCGTAAGTTAACGACACACCACGCCATGATAAATATAATACAGGCGTCATTGAAGAAACACAATGAACACCTACATGGTAAATTTGTAAAATTCTTAGAGGACAAAAAGTCATTGACAGAGAAGAAAAGATTTTATACCTCAGACTATGGGTATGAAAATGTACCCGAATATATACAGGGTAAGACAGATACGCTCAAACCAGGATTTCACTACGATAAGTTTAGTTTTGAAAATGTTATCAAGTGGTGGCAGAAGGTGGCGACCAAGAGACACAAAAAGTTGATAGTCAATGATATGGTGAGGAGGGAACTGGAGATATGGCACGAGGGTGCGGACATCCAGATAATTAGATAATGCTTGACTTATGGAAAGGAATGTGATATAATGAAAGAACTTTTAGAAAAGATAGACGAACAAAATTTTATGGTCAATGATTACCACACCATAATTAAGATTATAGACGCTTCACTACAGAGAGGTGCGATACGGTCGAACGAGTGTGTTACCGTGGGCAAACTCTATGAGAAATGTGTCTTTATGATAAACAAACATAATAAGGAGAACGAGAATGCCAGACTTTCTGAAACAGATAATTAAAGAGACGGGTAACGAATATGCCAGTCTAGTGAGTGAGGGTGTAGAAGCGGGTGACGTAGATACATTCATTGATACGGGCTCACATATATTCAACGCTGTATTATCTGGTAGTATCCATGGTGGTATTCCTTCGAACAAGATTACGGCAGTTGCGGGTGAGAGTGCTACAGGTAAAACTTTCTTCGTATTGGGTATGTGTAAATCATTCCTAGATAACAACCCAGACGCAGGTGTCATATACTTTGAGAGTGAGAGTGCCTTAACGAAACAACTGATTGAACAGAGAGGTATAGATAGTGAACGCATGGTCATCATGCCAGTAACGACGGTACAAGAATTTAGAACACAAGCCTTAACTGTATTGGACAAATACATGGAACAGGACGAAGCAGATAGAAAACCTATCTTCCTCGTATTAGATAGTTTAGGTATGTTATCAACGACAAAAGAGGTAGAAGACACCGCAGATGGTAAAGAGACTAGAGATATGACTAGGGCTCAGGTACTGAAGGCTGCGTTTAGGGTATTAACACTAAAACTAGGTAGAGCAAAAGTACCTATGGTAATTACAAATCACACCTACGATGTTGTAGGTGCCTACATGCCAACCAAAGAGATGGGTGGCGGTAGTGGATTAAAGTATGCCGCAAGTACGATTGTCTATCTATCAAAGAAGAAAGAGAAAGATGGCACAGAGGTCATTGGTAATATCATACATTGTAAGACACAGAAATCCAGATTGTCGAAAGAGAACATGATGGTCGATGTGAGATTACGATATGATACTGGATTGGACAAATACTATGGGTTGTTAGAGTTAGCGACCAAGTATGGTATATTCAAACAGGTATCAACAAGGATAGAGTTACCAGATGGCACGAAACAGTATGCCAAATCAATCTATTCAGATCCAGAGAAATATTTTACAGACGATATATTAAAACAGATAGACGAAGCGGCACACAAAGAATTTTCGTATGGCAACTCCGAGGTATAGTTACATGGAGAACAGTAAGTCAGACCTTACTGGTTTCCTCATACAAGAGGGTGAATACGAGGGTGTCATGTACACCTATGGCAAGGTGACGCCAGTTGAAGAAGATGATAAGTTGAGACTAAAATTTGAATACAACGTACACGAGAATCCAAATGAGGTCGATACCAATTCAGAAAGTTTTATAAATGTCATGGGTGACATTTTGGCAATCGAAGTAGAGAAGGATAACAATGGTAACAGCGGAACGAATAGAGAAGACAGCCCTAAAGAACTTACTACATAACGAAGATTATACCAGAAAGGTATTGCCCTTTCTGAAACCAGAATACTTCGAAGACCGTAGTGAGAGGATTCTATTTACTGAGATCCAGAAGTTTATCGACCAATATAATAAGAGACCTACCAGAGAAACTTTAGAGATTGATATTGGTAAACGTAAAGACCTCAATGAGGAAGAATACAAGAGGATCGTTGATTTAATCTCTACGTTGAACAAGGAAGAGATAGACCTAGATTGGCTCACAAACACCACAGAGAAGTTTTGTAAAGACCGTGCGGTACATAATGCCGTCATGGATGGCATACATATACTAGATGGTAAAGATAAGAACAAACAACCAGAGGCGATCCCTGAGATACTCCGTGACGCTCTATCTGTTTCTTTCGATAGGAATGTGGGGCATGATTATTTACTTGATATAGAATCCAGATTTGATTTCTACCACAAGAAAGAGAATAGGGTACCATTTGATTTAGATTATTTCAACAAAGTCACAAAGGGTGGGTTGCCAACGAAGACGTTAAACGTTGCGTTAGCGGGTACTGGTGTTGGTAAAACTCTTTTTATGTGTCATCAGGCTGCGAGTGCCTTATCACAGAATAAGAATGTATTGTATATCACAATGGAGATGGCAGAGGAACGTATCGCTGAACGTATAGACGCAAACCTACTTGGTATCTCCATGGAAGATTTACACATGTTGAATAGAAAACTATTCAATGACAAGATAAAAACTTTACAGAGTAAGACGACAGGCACATTAATCATCAAAGAATATCCAACGGCGAGTGCGGGTGCGAACCACTACAGAGCATTGGTCAATGAGTTGGCACTAAAGAGAACATTTAAACCAGACCTAATCTTCATCGACTACATCAATATATGTGCGTCAAGTAGATTTAAACCAGGTGCGAATGTGAATAGTTATACCTACATCAAGGCAATCGCTGAAGAACTCAGAGGTCTGGCTGTAGAACTAGATGTGCCAATCGTAACAGCGACACAAACAACCAGAACTGGTTTTGTTTCAACAGACATCGGGCTCGAAGATACGTCAGAGTCCTTTGGTCTTCCTGCGACGGCAGACTTTATGTTTGCCCTAATCAGTAGTGAAGAATTAGAACGAGCGGGTCAGATGTTAGTCAAACAGTTGAAGAACAGATACAATGACCCAACAGTAAATCGTAAGTTTATCATTGGTGTTGATAGAAGTAGAATGAAACTATTTGATATCGAACAACAGGCACAAAACTTAATACAACCAAAACAGGAAAAATATGTCGAACATAACCTTAAAGAAACGGAAGAAAGTCCAGAAGAAAAGTACAAGAAGTTCCAAGACTTCAAGTATTGAGTATTCTGTAAAGACTAAGAGACGAGACGGTAAGTATAAGTTTGCTGTCGTTGAGAACAAAGATAGAACAGTTGCGGTGTTTGATTTCCGTGAGAAAGCCAAGGAATTGGCAGATTTTCACAATAAAAATCAAGTGTGGGCAATAAATGGAGGCATACCAGACTTCTTGCTTGACTAAATAGTTATTTTAGTATATAAATGGGAGTTATGATAGACCTACAAGAAGATAAGAACACGCATTTAGAACATGCGGAAGACGATATAATCAACAATGGATATGAGGGTGGGTTAAATGCCATCAACTTCCTATCGTCACTAAAAGACATGTTATCTGGTAATGCCAGTAAGGGTGTCAACGTATCCGTCAAGTGGGACGGTGCGCCTGCCATAGTTTGTGGTCCATCACCAGAGAATGGTAAATTTTTCGTGGGCACCAAGGCAGTATTCAACAAAACTCCAAAAGTTAATTACACGATACAAGATATACGAAACAATCACCAGGGTGAGTTACAGAATATCCTCCGTGAGTGTTTGGAATATCTACCATCACTAGGCATAAAAGAGATACTACAGGGTGATTTGATGTTCACATCATCTGGTAAGAAGACGACCACATATAAAGATGGTAGTGGTAAGTCTGAGCAAATGATTTCATTCCAACCTAACACTATCGTTTACATGGTGCCAGAGAATACACCATTTGGTAAGAAGATTGCGAGTAGTAAGTTAGGTATAGTTTTCCACACGACATACAAGGGCAGTAGTTTTGATAAGATGACGGCGAAGTTTGGAGCCAACGTTAAGAAGTTGAGACGTAGTCCAAAGGTATGGTTCGATGACGCAAGTTATAAGGACGTATCTGGTAACTCATTGATGACGATTGGTGAAAGTCAATCACTACAAAAGATACTGAACATGGCGAGTGGTAGTCTCAAACAGGGTAAAGAACTACTCAACAAAATCAAAACAGAAAAGAACACACTATCTATTGGTGTCCAACTCAAGGCATATCTCAACAGTTATATCCGTGCCTCTAGTGATTTACCTTCCACAAAAGAGACAGCGAATGCTTTCAGAGAGTTTTTCGAAACGAGAACACAGAAAGAGATAGATAAGGTAAAGACAGAGAAGTCAAAAGAGAAATACAAGACGATACAGGACAATGGTCTAAAATTTATAGATGACCACAACACGAGTATATACATGGCATGTGCCACATATAAATCTCTACAGAGAGCCAAGAAGGTTATCATAGACAAGTTGAACAAGGCAAAGAGTATAGGCACATTTAAGAGAGACGGCAATGGTTTAAAGGCGACAAACCCAGAGGGGTATGTGGCAGTTGATAAGAATGGTAAGGCAGTTAAATTGGTCGATAGATTAGAGTTTTCTATTCAAAATTTCACCGCGGCTAAGAATTGGGCTAAAGGATAATGACTGTAGGATATATTAACGAACAAAATTTTCAGATTGCAAGAGGTCTTGTTAGAGGCGTAAGTCATATTAATAAGTTTGGATACAATCCAACAGTAGGCACCAGTTTTGAAAGTGTTATAGACGCTTCAAATGTTTATACTTATATTTCTAGCGCTGGCACAGCACAAGTCACTTCAAGTGATACAAGTTCAGATAATGATGGTACAGTTTTAGTGTCAGGATTGGATGCTAGTTACAACGAAGTTTCAGAAACTTTAACAATAGGTGGTTCTGCTGGATCAGTAGAATTTTTTAGAATATTTAGAGCAGTATTAGTAACAGCAAATACAGGTTCATCAAATGTGGGTGTTCTCACAATAACAGCAGATAGTAAAACTGCTGCTCAAATACTAGCAGGTAAAGGTCAAACACTTATGGCATTATATACAATTCCTGCTGGTAAAAAAGGATATCTAATTAAATTTCAAGGCAATTTAGAAAAAGCAAAAGAATGTGAGTTTGAATTTTTGGCAAAACCAGAAAATGGTGCTTTTAATATTAAAGGTAAATTTGGTTCATCTGGTGGTCCTGTAACATACGAATATCCTGTACCATTAGAATTTGATGAAAAGACAGATTTAGAAGTAAGAATTAAAGCAGGCGCAACAACAGGTGCTGGTGCAATATTTGATTTAATCATATTAGATAATCCAAGGACAATGCGGGTATAATCAATGGAAAGATTTATTATCAAGGAAGGTTTATATGACCCAGGTATCTTCAAGGCATTCTTTCTTGCTGGTGGTCCAGGTTCTGGTAAGACTTATGTTAATCAAAGAATAACACCAGGTCTAGGATTAAAGAATGTTAATTCAGACACTCCCTTTGAAAACGCATTAAAGAAAGCAGGTTTATCTTTAGACATGCCATCTAGTGAACAAGATAAGAGAGATAGATTGCGATTAAAGTCGAAAGAATTAACTGCTAAAAGTTTAGAATTGTATATTAAAGGTAGATTAGGATTAGTTATTGATAGTACAGCAAGAGATACAAAAAAAATTGAAATAGGTTTACGAGGATTAAAAAGATTAGGTTATGATTGTTATATGATATTTGTGAATACAAGTTTAGATGTTGCGTTAACAAGAAATACCAAAAGAAATAGAACAGTTCCTGATGATATCGTAAAAAAAAGTCATTCAGAAATACAAGCAAATATGGGAAAACTACAAAGACTATTTGGTATGAAAAACTTTATTGTGATTGATAATAATAAATCAAATGATGATATATTAGAAAAATCTTATAAGATGGTTCGTAAGATAGTGAAACAACCTATAACAAATTACACAGCAAAAATGTGGATAAAAAGAGAATTAGAAAAGAAACAAATGAGGGAAGAAATGACTATATCTGAAAAAGGAAAAGGTCTCTGGCATAATATTCGTAAAAGAAAAGCGAGTGGCAAGAGAATGAGAAAACCTGGTGAGAAAGGGGCACCAAGTGCCACTGACTTACAACGGGCTAAGGGTGAAGATAAGAAGGTTAGACTAACAACACCTATTGGTGAGAAAGCAGAGAGAGACTATAAGAGAGAATACAAGAAGTTTCAATCATCACCAGAACGTATAGAGTATCGCAAACAGTTGGTACAATATAATAGAGACAAGGGTACTTACGGAAATGGTGATGGCAAAGATGCGTCACACAAAGGTAAGGACATCGTGGGTTTTGAAGACGCCTCTAAGAATAGGGGTAGAAAAGAAAAGAGTAGATTAAAAGGCTACAAGGAAATGAGTAAGAAAAAATGAAGACGTTAAAGGAACTATTGAGAAAAGACGTAGGACGAAAACAGACAGTGGTGTTTGCTTTTGGTCGTATGAATCCACCTACGATAGGTCACCAACGTCTCATTGACAGAGTTATCACAGTGGCAAAGAGGGCAAAAGGTTTGCCCGTGCTATATGTGAGTGCCACTCAGGATCGTAAGAAGAATCCATTGAGTGTAAAACAAAAGATTGACTATCTGAAAAAGATGTATCCAGTAGGCATACAAATTTTACCAGCGACAGGACGTGAAAGAACATTCATGGAAATATTGAAAAATAGATTTGATAAGAAATATACTGATGTCTATATGGTCGCAGGTAGTGATAGGGTCGCAGAATTTAAGACATTGATTAACAAATATAAAGGTAAGGACTATAACTTTGATACGGTTGAAGTAGTGAGTGCTGGGGGTAGAGACCCAGACGCCACTGGTGCGAAAGGAATGAGTGCCAGTAAAATGAGGGATTACGCTATGAAGAATGACTTCAAAAGTTTCAGAGCAGGACTTATCGCAGGCACCAAGGAGAATGACGCCATGAAATTATTTAAAGATTTAAAAAATGGGATGGGTGTGAATGAAGAAATACTTGCCCCAAGTGATAATGAGGAATTGAAAGATATAAGAGAACAATACCACAACAACGAGATATACCTGATGGGTGAGACAGTTGAACACAAGCCAAGTGGTAATGTTGGAACGATTATTAAACGAGGACCAAATTACGTCCAATACGAGATGGAAGATGGTGGGATACAGAAAGCATTCCTAGATGATATTCAACCCGCACAATCTATCGACACAGAGTTACAGACAGAGAACGTTGATAAGAAGAAGTTGGTACTACAAAAGAATAGCGAGACGTTGAAGACATTCTCAACTTTCGATGAAGAAATCAACAACGCCAAGGATAAACAAAAGAAGCATGTTGATGATGAACAGAAAGAGACAGAGAAGGCAAAGAAGAAAGAACGTAAGTTACCAGTGACCACACCAGGGCAACCTGCTATCAAGGACATTGATAATTGGACACAGGGACCAGATAAGGCAGACCAGATTAAGACGATGAGAACATTCAACATACAAACACCAGGTCAGGTAAGAGACTATGGTAAGTTAGTTGGTAATAGAAAGTTCCAGAAGTTTGAAGAAGTGGAACTTGATGAATTTAAAAAGATGATAGTTACCATTAAAGATCCAGTAAAAAGACGTAAGGCGATGGACGATATAAAAAGATTTGGTAAGAAAACAGGTTTTAGAATTGATAAGATGAGCGATAGAAAAAGTTTTAGAATAGATGGTAAAGGTGAAGACCTCAATAAATTTGCCATAGATATGAAAAACTATTATGGTGCTACCATCAAAGCAGAGAGTAAAGATGATGAGAGAAAGAAAGAGACAGGGCAAGATCCAGATATCAAAAATAGACCTGGCACACAACCAGACGTATATTATAAGGGTCTAAAGAAATCGACAAAAGTTTCCAGGGACAGACACTTTACAAAAGGTGCGAAGATGGACGATGATAACCCTGCGGCATACAAACCCGCACCAGGAGATGCTGACGCTAAGACTAAACCATCTAAACACACAATGGCATTTAAGAAGAAGTTTGGCGAAGATGTCGAACAGGAGATTAAGGATATCAAATTTTGGTCAGAGGAAAGTGAGACAATCGAACAGTATAAGGACGAGTATGGTACAGATTACAGGTTATACCTGGACAAGACCGTATCTGAGATGTTCGATGAGTTACTATCAGAGAACGAGGGTGTTAAGAAGAAGGCAGCCAAATCAGGGATGCCATATGGTGTATTGATGAAGGTATATAACAGAGGCATGGCCGCATGGAGAACTGGACACAGACCAGGCACAACTCCACAACAATGGGGTATGGCTCGTGTTAACAGTTTCGTAACAAAATCAAGTGGAACTTGGGGCAAGGCAGATAAAGACTTGGCTTCAAAAGTAAAAGGGAAATAAGATGAAAACTAGAAAAGAAGTTGAACATATAGACAATGTTTGCGAGATGATGGTATATGAACATGAGAAGGAAGGTATACAGGAAGCAGAATACCAGGGCAAGAAGGTAAATCTAAATGACCCAATCCGTTCTAGTGGTGGTAATTCTAAGTTCCACGTGTATGTGAAGAACAAGAAGGGTAACGTAGTCAAGGTTAATTTTGGTGACCCTAACATGAGTATTAAGAGAGACGACCCAGGAGCGAGAGCATCTTTCCGTGCGAGGCACAATTGCGACCAGAAGAAAGATAAGACGACCGCAGGGTATTGGTCATGCTACCAATGGCGAGCAGGATCTAAAGTTGACAATTAGTATAAATAGTAACACGGAGAGATAAAATGCAAAGATACGGTTTAAATATGTCACAGATCCAAGAGCAGATGATGTTCGAGGAGTATATTGACGGTGTCCTACAACTAGATGACGAACAATTTTATGAGTATTATGATAGTCTGGATGAGGACCAACAAGAAGAATTAGAAGAAGTTATAGGCAAGATTGCCAAGGGTATTGGTAAAGTCGCAGTAGCGCCAATCACACTACCATTCAAAGCAGTAAAAGGTATTGCGAAGGGTGTTGGTAAAGTGGCTAAGGGTGCGGCGAAGGCAGTAACATCTAAACCAGCGAAGGCGGCAGGTAGTGCCATCGCCAAGGGTGCTGGTATGGCAGCCAAAGGTGCGGCAAGTGGCATTAAGAAAGTTGCGAACAGATTATCTACCTCAGGTAGAGCAGACGCGGCTAAGAAGAAGGCAGACGCAATCGCAAAGAGAACCTCTGAAAGAGAAAGACTTAAAAAAGAAAAAGATAGGGTAGACCAAGAACGTCAAAAGGCGAGAGACGCTATGAAGAAAGACATAGAGAAAGAAAAGTCAGAGTCCGTTGATGAGGCGGTCGCACAGAAAGACGCTTTCGTTGTAACTGGTGGTAAGGGAGATAACGACCAGAAAGTTATTGGTGTATTCAAAGATGAGAGATCCGCGAAGAAAGCGAGAGACGATTACAACAAGAATAATAGACCAGCGAAACCATCACATAAGGCTAGAGTATATAAACAGACTAGATTATCTCAAGCAGGTAAAAGATATAAACCAGGTGAGAAAATATCTTATAGTGCATATGGCAATAAAATGCAATTTACTAAAATAAAAGAAGCAGTTGATCCACAAGATACTGGTGGTGCTGAAGAGGTAGATATGATTATGAATCAAGTAAAGGGTATGAGACACTTTTTAGATGGTATTGAAAGTATGATAAGTAAAGATGGTGATGTAGAAGAATGGTTACAAAATAAAATCACAAAAGCACATGACTACTTAAAAACTGCTTACTCTTACAAAACTGGTGAAGAACAAAAAGAATCAGCAGAAAGTTATGAACCATTAGAGGAATTTACATCTAAACAAATCGACAGATTGAAAAAAGAGTATGAACCATTAAGAGGTAAAGAGACTGGTCATAGTCCAGAGACATTTGCTAAACTTCGTAACATGATGGATAGATTTCAAAAACCAAATCTACTAGCATTAGCGAAAGCAGACATACCTATTCTTTCATCTGCGGCAAAAGCAAAGTTAGTAATGAAGTTTGGTATGAAATGGAAATCATTACCAGAAAATTTTTTACCTTACATAGAGATATTCGCTGACGATAACCAAGAATTAAGTGAAGTTAAAAAAGGTAAGTTTAAAGAAGTTGATCCTAAGGTGATTGACAGAATTGAAAAGATGATGAGAGGTAGTAGAGCAGAAAAAGATTCTATTGCCAACATGTTAAATTATTTCATGCCACCAGAAGTCGTGGACATGGTAAGATATAAACTAAAAATCGTACCAAAACGTGGTAAGATTAAATTCAGATAGATTTTAAGGGAGACTAAAATGACAAAGAAAACACTAGGTTGGAACCCAACATACTTTGGAGAACCAAAGAAGGGGTCACTAGCCAGCGTGATAGCAGATATCACAGATAAACAGAATGCGGTAGTTGGTGATAAACCACACGTACAATCGAGCGCTAGAGTACAAGCGGAAGAAGAAAAACAGAAACAACTTAGCCAAGAGGCTGCTAACCCAGCACAACAGGCTGCGATTGCGATTTCTAAAAAAGAAAAAGGTGAGAAACCAAAAGAAGAAGAAGGCAACGCATTTGGTAAGGCACTACAGGCTGCTAAACAGAATGGCGACAAGGAATTTGTAGTATCAGGTAAGAAATACAAAGTCGAAGACGCTGAGAAGATGAGCAAGAAGAACAAAGAGGCTAAGGGTATTGAGGTACACGGTGAGGATCTAAATGCTGAGATACAAGCGGCACAACAGGGCAAGATTAAATCTCTGGTAGATACAATCATCGACACATACTATAAGGCTGAGACTAACAAGAATGATAAGTCAGACGATGGTGACGGTTTAGACGCTGTTCAACCAAAGGCAGTAAAGAAAAAATTTAAAGATAGAAAAGACAAAGACATTGATAACGATGGTGATGTGGATAGTTCAGACAAGTTCCTACATAAGAGACGTAAAGCAATATCTAAGAGTATGGGAAAATAGATGAGATACTCCGCACTAGCGGAGACTATTCGTGGCATAACATTAGTCCAAGAACAAGACGGTCTCCCAACTATCTATTGTGATATGGACGGTGTGCTCTGTGATTTCAACAGAGGTATTGCCAACATGTTTAACCTGAAATCAAAGAATCCGTCAGAACCTGGACCAATGCAGATGTCCGGGTATTCTGACGCTGAAGACTGGTTATCAGCTCCTAACAAGGCGCAGAAATGGGAACCAGTCAATCAATACAAGTTATTTTGGCCAACTCTACCCTGGACACCAGGTGGCATGAAGTTATGGTCATTCATTCGTAAGTTTAATCCACACATACTATCAGCCTACACACCATACGATTTAAACAGTATAAAGGGTAAGAGGTTGTGGTTACAGAGGAACCTAAAACTGACGGATAAAGAGAGGATACATATAGTCCGTAGAGACCAAAAACGGGTATATGCTAAGGGTAATGTTCTAATTGATGATTTCAAAAAGAATACTACTGAATGGAAACAGGCGAAAGGTCAACCTATACTCTATAAGTCGACACCACAAGTAATATCAGACTTAAAGAAAATAGGATATAAATAGTAATACGAAACGTTTTTAAATATATTTAAGGAGAAACAAAATGGGACTATGGGGAGCAAGTGATAGTGACGAATCCAAACCTAAGAACCTTACTACAGCAGAGAAAAAAGAAGTCTTTGCTAATACAAAAGGTTGGGTAAGAGAAGCGGGTTCAGCATTATCAGGAAACGACAACACCTCAGCAGACGAAGAAGTTTTGGTCGCTATAGGCGGACTATCTGCTTCACTAGGTGCTGCTGATATTACAGAAATCGAGTTTATTACAACATCATTTGATAAATCAGATGGTGGTAACATTGACGTAAGAGTTAGATTTAACGAGCCAGTTGTTGTAAATACATCAGGTGGTACACCAAACTTAACGATTACAAATGATACACCAGCTAGAAACTTAACAGCAGATTACATCTCTGGTACTGGTACAAACGAATTAGTATTCAGAGAAACAATCGCAGCTGCTAACGCTGCTACAAACGCAGGTGATGTGTTATCAATTGGTGCTAACGCAACATCATTAAACTCTGGTACAATCAAAGATGTGGCTACATCTACTACCAACGCAACAATTACTAATAGTTCTGCTATTGGTACAGCGGCAGGTAGTATTACTGTGGCGGCATAATAAATTAATTAATCGAGGGCGAATTAGTCGCCCTCACTTATTGATAGAGGTTAAGCGTATGCGTACCTCTAGTAGCATTCCCCTAATACATATGGGGTTTATAGGAGACTAAAATGGCTGATAAGAAAATCACGGCATTAACAGACCTGGGATCAGGTAACCTGGCAAGTGCTGACTTACTACATGTAATTGATGATCCAAGTGGAACACCAATTAACAAAAAAATATCTATCGCTTCTGCTTTTGCGAACATACCAACAGCAGTGGCAATCAACCCTGGTGCGAGTTCAAACGTAACTATCAATAGTGACGCTACGGACTCAGACTTCATCGTATCTAACGATAACGAAGAGGCATTCAGAGTTGATGGTGCGAACAGAGAAGTTGTAATCAACGAGGCTTCTGGAGAAACAGACTTTAGAGCAGAGACTAACTCTTACTCTAGTGCTTTCTTAGTGGACGCTTCTGCTGATAACGTACAAATCAACGCAACACCAGTATTTGGTTTAACTCAATTGTTAACAGGTGCGGGTGCGGTTGATGTTGTTTCTGCTATCACAGAAATCGTAACAACTGGTGCAGACGCATTAACACTAGCAGATGGTGTCGAAGGACAACTAAAGTTTTTAGTAATGAAGACTGACGGTGGTGACGGAACGTTAACTCCAACTAACTTTGGATCAGGTTCTACACTAACTTTCAATGACGCTGGGGACGCGGCTATTTGTTTATTCACAAATAGTAACTGGTATCTAATGTCTAACCAAGGTTGCACACTAGCATAAATTATAATATGGGGACTCTCAGAGTCCCCTTTATAAAATGGAGATAAGATGTTAAAAGAGATTGAAGCGAAACTCACTAAACTCAACGAGAACAAAGCAGTGGTTGTAAAGAACCTACAAGACCTTGAGGCACAGACGAAGAAGAATATGTCTGACCTTCAAGCGATTTCTGGTGCGATACAAGTATGTGAACAACTAAAAGTGGAAGCAGAGAAACCAGTGGAAGAGGAGAGTAGTGATGACGGAAAGAATTAGATATGGCGCCGGTGGCGTACCATATGTAGAGAAGACGATTGAGAAAGAGAAGGACGAATTAGAGGCTTCTTATAATCAATCGAAACAAAACAAGGCGGAGCGTGATGCGAAACCTAAAAAGAAGAAGAAAAAAGTAATTCAGGAAATCATGGGCGATGACCTGAGAGAGCAAAGGGAGATGTTAGATGAAATCATTTAAAGAGTTTCAGAACATAAGTGAGATTAGAGGAAAACCTACTCCAGTAAATGCTCCATCTGATTCAGATTTAAACTTAAACGATATTACCAATGACGAGATTGTTGGTAGAATTAATCGTTTTGTTGGATCTATTGGTGCGATGGAACATATCAATCCTATGGCCGCTGTTAATCATTTACGAAGTAAATTACACGGACTTGGAGTTGAGATGGTTGGGGAACTACCAGAGATGGCAGATAAGAATGGATCAGTATCTATTCCATTATCTAAATTTGGTGGTGTATATGGAAAAACTGGCGAAGAACCAGCAAGTGAAGTTAAGAATGATGACGGTATTGAGAGACAATTAAAATTAAAATACGAAACATTATCTAATGGAGCATGTAAGGTTTACGCAGAATTAGCGTAAGTCAATGTTATTTGATAGACTGACGAAGGACAATGTCCTGATGTTTGCCATAAAACATTATGATAACCCACAAGCGGTTGGTGAGAAAGAGTTTTATGATGATATGAAACGTTTTAAATACCTGAAGAGGTTATTTAAGAAACATACCAAGACTGGTATATTGAAAGAACGTCTCATTATGAACCATATAATCGTATTGGCAAATGTATTTGGTCCAGATGCGGCAAAAGTTTTGCTGTTCTATAAAGTTGGACAAGAATACTGGTCTACTCTAAAGACATTTTTGATATTCTTAAAGTATATGGATACCAGTGAGGCGAGACAGATATTAATAAACATGAAACTAATGGAAGTATTAAGAAAGATATAGATGGCAAGTCCGGCAATAGACGCTTTTATCACATTCAGATTCCTGAAACTATTGGTCACCCCATTTGATAAGACGGAGGCATATAACCTTGGTATTATTGATAAGAGGGGCAAAGTTCTCAGGAAGTACAAGACACTTGAACGGATAGAGGAGAGGCAGGCATATACTATTTTACACAGGCTCGTGTTCAATATAAAGAAATTAATTGAGAAGGTGCCTGGTGGTAAGTCCAAATTGGCGAGTTATGCTGCCGCCCTATTTCTTATCAAGGAACATGTCAAAGAATACCAGGATAGTGACGGACAATTACTTGAAAAGGAGTTGTATAAATATTTAAAAGATAATGATTTAGTCTTGGAAGATGATGGAGAGATAAAAGAAGAAATCACTTTCGCTGACAAGTTATTGAAAGGCACATACAAACTTATACAAGATGTGGGTGTCGATGAAGATGATAAGGTGATTGGTAAGAAGGGTGATATAATAAATGTCTATTCTGACCAGGCACCACAAGATACGATTATGGGTAATGATGTTTTTGAGGTGATACATGATAAGACAAAAGACGTATTATTAGTAACAGTAGAGGACATAGAAGAAGTATAATGGTACAATCATTCTCAGATTTTAGTAATAAACTATTGGCACTAAAAGAGACCTTGAAGAAGGAAGATATCGCCAACGTTGCGGGAGATGGTGCCGTTTCTATGCCAGCGACGGCAAAGAAAGTTAAGAGAAAATCAAAGACATTCAACGTAAGTCCTGCCCTGTATGATATGTTCAGACGAGGCAAGAAGAAGTTTGAGAAGTGGTCTAAGTATCTCAACATGGAAGATGAGGGTCACAGGGCACTATACGCTTGGGCGATAAAGAACCCACAGGGTATATTAGTCATACAAAATTCACAATCTGGTGAGATTAGGGCATTGAGACACAATCGCATGGGTGGTGGTCAGTGGCATAAGATTAGTCGTGGATTAAAAGAAGTGGCTGTGCCAGATAAGGTAGAGAAAGACGCAGAGAAATTCGTAAAGGATCTAAAACCAAAGAAGGCAGACTTCGTAAAGAGATATGGTAAAGATGCGAAAAAAGTTATGTATGCCACGGGCATGAACATGGCGAAGAAGAAACATGGTATTGAGAATAAACAATATGGTAGTTTCATTACACAGATAAAAGATAGTATTGAGAAGATTGGCACACATAAGACAATAGAGGAACAAGCAGAGTTCATCTATGATAGTCCATTCTCATCACACGATAACAACATAAGAGTTTTAGAGAAGATAGTTTCAGAGAATACAAAAGATAAGATAACTTTTGACAAGGGCGGTAAGATGAAAGTTGATGTTGATACCGCTAAGATGGTTATAGAGTTTTACAGTAAGTTAGACGAGTATCCAGAATTACAAGAGAAGTTTAGAAAGATGATGAATGGTAATGTTCAAGGTATGAAAACAATAAAGAATGCCGTAGGTTCATTTATTCCAGTGGATCAGATGAGACCTATAGCGGACATTGGTAACATGAAAGCGCCACATACTTACAGACGAGCATACGCTCTGAACGCAAAGAAGAAGAAAGAGACCGCAAAGGGACCTGGACTTGGGACGTATATACCAATGACATCAATAACAGCAAGGAAACAAAATGCAAGGTCTAACAAAAACACATAATTGGAAAAATGCCACGATAATGGCAAAGGCGTCTATGACAGCCTATCAGAATTTAGGGGCATTTCAAAAAGAATTTGACCCAGAAGCAAAACTATTTGACGTAGATGGAACACAGGTCTACTGTTGGAATGATGGTGCGATTGCCTGTGTGGCATTCAGAGGCACAGAACCAACACAGTGGTCAGACATCAAAGCAGATTTAAAGATAAGAAAAGTAAAGTGTCCAACTGGATTTGTCCATAGAGGATTCAGAGACGCATTGAATGAAGTGTGGCTACAAGTAACAGACTTCCTAGTGAAGTCAAAGAAGGAACATGTCTTCTTTACGGGACACAGTTTAGGTGGGGCATTGGCAACATTGGCCGCAAGTAGATGGAACACACCTACGACACACCTATACACATACGGATCACCAAGAGTTGGTGGTAAGAATTTCGTCAAGTCTTTCAAAACGACAGAGAGATATAGATACAGAAACAACAACGACATAGTGACGAGGGTACCATTTGAGATTATTGGATATAAACATGTATCTGGTGACGGTGGTAACTTCATCTATTTTGATATCGATGGTAATGTATCGACAAACTTTAGTCGTTGGTACATGATGAAACAGTGGTTTAAAGGTACATTCAGAGGTGTATCACACCTACAGATAGATGGTTTTAGTGACCATGGTGTTCATAACTATTACGAGTATTGTAAGAGGGAGATGGATAAGTAATGTGGGATATGATTTCACAGATGGCAGGTGATAGACTATGGATCTACACAGCGATTGGTGGTTCTCTATTGAGTGCCGCTTTCTTATTCTGGTTCAAAGATACGAGGATGGCAACATGGGGTGTTGCGAAGTTTGACCGCACGTTAGAATATCTAGTAAATCGTTGGGGTTGGACTTGGTTACAGAATGACCCAGACGCATGGCGTAAGAAGTACCCACGCATAACGAAGAAGATAGATGAATTAGAAAGTAGATTGGCAGATTTAGAGAAATTTGATAAACAGTAATGTTCAGTAGTTTGAAGATAGGATTAGTATTGGTGATGATGGCAGGTGCTGGAGGTGGATACCTGTACGTTCAGAAACTACAGAAAGATAATGCTACCCTTAAATCTAATCAGATAAAATTAGAATCCGCAGTAGAAGACCAAAAGAACGTCATAGAGAGTCAGGCCGCAGATTTTAAGAAGATAAGAGGCACATTAGATAAGTTAGAGACAGAGAACGCAAAATTAAAGAAAGACAAAGACAGTTTGACTAAGAGATTGGGCAAACATGATATTGGTAATCTGGCAGAGAATAAGCCAGGGTTAGTTGAACGAATTATTAATGGGGCGAGTAAGAATGCCACACGTTGCGCTGAGATAGCCAGTGGGTCACCCCTAACTGAGGAGGAATTAAATGGTACGCCTAATAGGGAGTGTCCTAGTTTTTGGCCTGTTTCTTAATGGCTGTGCCGCAGTTGCGGTAAAGGAACTACAAAGTTACAAGATTGAGAAGAAAAGAGAACCTCTTGATATTCCTAATCCAGAACCACTAGAGTTGGTAGACGTTGAGTGGATCGTTGTGA